ATGAAACTCAACAAATCTACTGTTGATGCTATTCCATTAACTGAAAAAGGTCAAAAAATATATAGAGATGCAGAACTAATCGGTTTTGCAGTTCGGGTAACTAATAAAAGTAAAACCTATATTGTTGAAAGGAGGCATGAAGGTGAACTCTATCGAGTGACAATTGGCAAAACTACCGATATTCCTGCAACAAATGCTCGAGCAAAAGCTCAGATGATTCTGGCGAAAATTTCAAACAATGAATATGAAAAGCCTATCAAATTAAAGAATGTTGCTAATCCTTTAGATATTACAGTGAATGAAGCCCTTCAAATTTATATTGATAGAAATGACTTTAGACCAAAAACAATTAGGCAGTACCGTAAGTACTTTGATTTATATTTGGGGTGGGGCAATAAAAAGCTTTTCCAGATATCTAAGCAAGAAGTATTGGATCGATTTATTGAGGTATCAGAAGTAAGTGAGTCGTCAGCAAATGGTGCTGTATCTCTTTTAGGTACCTTATGGAAGTATATTCATGTTCTTTATTCAACAGATGAGAACCCGATCCTTAAAAGTAATCCAGTTGACATTATTTCCGCAACAAGAGGTTGGAATAAAATAGCAAGTAGGGATAGACATCTCCATAAAGACATCATTCACAAATATTACAATGCGGTGCTTCATTATGAAGATGAGTTAAATCTGGAAAATACTGCTAGGTCAAACACGCATCGGGATATCGTATTGATGTGCATGTATACGGGATGCCGTAAACAGGAGGCATGTTGTCTAAAGTGGGCTGATGTAGATATTAAAAATGGTACCTTAACTTTTAGAGATACCAAAAATGGTTCAGATCATACTTTTCCTATTGGTGATCATCTACACAGTATTTTGCGTGAACGTTGGTTATTAAGAGAAAACGATTGGGTTTTCCCAGCTACTAAGATGCCTACTTCGTGGAATATGCATGCGACTAAGGTAGATACATTATTGAATAGAGTGGGTAAAGAAGTTGACTATTACGTTTCAATGCATGATTTCCGCCGTACATTTGCCACTATATGCAACCTTTTAAGATTTAATATTTATGTGACAAAAAGACTTCTTAATCACACGGCTAAACCAAGAATTGATGTGACAGGTGGATATGTTCAAATTCCAGATGAGGAATTAAGAGCTTCAATGAACATGATTGAAGCGGTGTATCAAGGCAAGATTGATTGCTTTAATTACCAATCTGTTTGGGCAGAAAGATTAAAAGAAATAAAGGCGGTTTAACCGCCTTAAACTGTTGCAAGCTGTGCTGTATTAAGCACAGTCTTGCTTTGCTCATATTTCAAAACGTCTTTCTTTTTATATGAAACACGTCTCCCAATTTTCGAGAAAGGCAGTGATGATTGATCACAACGCATTCTAGCTAATGTCCAAGGCGAGCAATCTAAATAAAGTGCTACAACCTCTTGAGGAAACTTCTGTTCTTCATTAGCCATTATGAAGCGATCCAAATATTCTTGTTGCTCTGCATCAGATAGATTTCTCAGATCTTTTAACATTTACTCCTCCTTACTTTCCGCTTTAACTTCTAATTGAGTACCCTCATAGGTGCCGTCACCCCCACAATTCAGACAATGTGTATACATGCCTAAACCATCCCCATCAGGACAGAAGTTTTCAGGTAATGACTCGTTTAGAAATACGGTGCCCCCAATTGGCTTTGTGTGAATATGAGGGGCAAGACCGTAATAGGGGTAAATGCATTCACCATTTCCATCATCACAAAAATCACATGTTTTAACTTTTACTTCACTCATCCATTAGCTCCTCAACTCATTACGTTCTTTCTTCAATTGACGCAAAAGGTTGTGAAGAGTAACGGTTACAGCTTTATCTAAACTTTTAGTTGAATGGAATTCGGCTAGCTGAGAAAGCGCTAAACCAAAAATGTGATATGCAAAAACTTTTGCAGCTTCCGGATTGTTTTTGATAAGCTCCTCAGTACTTGGACAAATGATTTCTTCAAAAATATGAAGAGCCACCTGATCCGGAGTACCTTCAATACGGCTAGGGTTCAAATTAACTTCACCAATAACCTTACTCATTAGCAGCTCCAGATACGTTTGGCACACTATGAAAATGCATCCAGTGTGAAGGCGGATCATTATGATAATTTGCCCATACACTATTTAAATCTTCATCAATAGTCATATAGTCTTGTTCGGGGGTAACATCAGGTGCATCAGCCCAACAAATAAGTACCATTATGTCAGTAGGTGGCCATTCATCATCCACGCTGATCCAAGTTGGCAACACCTGAGCACTGGCGTCATTCCATGCGGCATCCCAAATCAACCAAGCTTCATGACGAGGACTAGTTGGTAAATATCTGTGTCCTGTTAGTGCCTCTTGTCTATCTAGTTGACGTTTTAAACTTTCATAACTGCAATTACATTCTTTGGCATGAAATCTTTCAAAAGCTTCTCTTTTTTTATTTAGATCAATCATTACCTAAGCCCTCAAATATTCTTCTTTAGTCCACTCAACAAACTCTTTATAAAGCTGCTGGGCAGGTTTATTTAACCGGTTGTGATAGTCGATCGTTATGCGCCGCCAAGCTACAGGTATCGCATAATGCTTGGTTAGAAACATTGCTTGATCCATGCCTTGCCGGACTATTACGTAGCCCAGCAATTGCAAGTAGTACATAAAACCAAGCATGTGTTTTTGGCTCACTTTCTTGTACTGATCTTTCATGTTAGAAACCGTCCACTAATAAATAATCAGGGGTAGATTCTTGTTGAGTAGGTGTAGGATTCTCTAATTCATAGCGGCGTTTTCTCACATACCCCATTAGCTTCGGTTGAATCTGCGGATCTCGTGCAGCCACGTCTATTTCCAAAGCATCTAGCGTTGTAAGGTCTGGTGCAGTTTGGATTTGAACCATTAAAGAGGGTGGCTCATTAGCAGATGCCTTTTCTTTTTCTAGCTCTTCAAGACGTTTGTGAGTGGCGAGAAGGATAGGCTTCATTTGTTCGTCATCCCATGTGCGGGTATAACGATAAACCGCATTTACTTCTGCAGGTGTTTTTGACTCTTTTACACGCTGTAGAAGAGTATCTAGGGTTTGCTGATATTCTGGATCTACTTTAGGCTCGTTAGTTTCTGGAACTAATAGATCCTCGGATGATGAAACATAAGACTCCTCAGTAACAACAATTGCACTATCGAGATCCTCTTTTAAATCTTTAGTAGGCTCTTCAATTACTGTTTTTTCAGTATTAACCTGAGGTGATTTCTCAACTTCATTTTCTAAAGGCTTTTCTTCTTCAACTTCATCAGTTGGCTTGTTCAGAAGTTTGAGCATATCTTCAGCAAACTCACCTCCACTTACTTTGATAATGGCGCAGCAATGAGCAAAAGCATTATCAAAACTTGAGTGGACTTGGCCATGCTGAAGCATGCGTAATTGTCCTTTTGAACCATTCCACTTAAACTGCTGCACACCTAATTCAACAGTTGGACTTGGGTAAGAGCAAGTAGAACCTTTAGCTGGCGCTTCTTTTAATGGTTCAGGTACCTCAAATTCGCCAATAAAAATAGTTCTAGGCTTTAATTGAAATTCGAATTTATCAAAAACATCAAAGCCAAAGTCATAAGGGTTAAATGGTTCCCAGCCATTACGCTCAGTATTATTTACTAAAAGTAATTCACCGTTGGCCCAAGCAAGTTTGGCTTCAACTTTATTTAGAATTTTCATGCTGTCATCCCCGTTTTCGCTAAGGTTTCAATTTCTTGTTTAACTGCAGTTAGTTTTGCCGCTTCAATTTGGATCAGGGCATCTATGCCGAAGTGCTCACAAACTGTTTTTACATCGAGGCCACGTTCAGCAATAAAGTTTTGAAGTTCATCTCTTTGTTGATCTGAGATACCGTTAAATTCTGGTGGACTAATCCAAGTGCCACGTTGTTTATCAAACGTGCAATTCAATGCTTTAGCTCTCATTAACATTGCTTGGCGCATGTTCTGGTAATACATGTGTTCTTTATCAAGCGACTCAGTTAATTGATTAAGGTCACCTGCATGCTCAGCTTCTTCACAGCTTTGTTTCCAGTTTTCTAGCTCTTCTTGGGCTTTAGCTGCTGCAAGTTGTGCAGGCGTTAAGGTGTTAATGTGATCTTTAGCTTGAGTAATCAGGTCAGCCAAGAAAGTAGGATGTGCTTTAAGATCTGGTACCCATACTTCACCAGTTTCACCACCTAAAGCACCTGAGTTTTTCGCATGATGTGTAGGCGAGGGTTTAAAATTAATAACGCGGGCATTTTTACCTTCACCTGTAGTAACAGTTGTTAGATAACCCATCACATCTGCGATACGGTAAAGCTCGTTACGGTTTTTACCACCTAGATCTGGTCGGTAAATAATTTGATCACCGTTTTGATCTTCTGAAGCGTGTGCAATGAAAACAACGTCTTTACCTAAACTGATCAAAGTATTGATGTATTGCTTGAACGTTTGGTTCGCTAATCCTTGAGCCTTTAACTTTAAAGAACCATCTTTTTGACGGTTATTTGCCGTAAGTAACAGGTGGGTTTTAATGCATTCAAGCATTGCACCCACGGTATCAATGACTACGGTTTTATAGGGTGCTAAGTCCTGCGGCGTAAGGTTTGCAACATCACTCCATTGTTGAACCTGTACAACCGCACCTCGACGTAATTCACCAGTACGGTGAGCACCACGGTCAAAGTCAAAAGAAATTGCTTTTTCCGCAGTAAAGCCCATCGATGATTTACCTAAACCCGGATCAGCGTATAGGTACACAATAATTGCTTGAACTAATAAAGTTTGGTCAGCAGTAATAATCGGTAGAGCCATTTTTATTATCCTTATCTTGAGCCAGTGAAGCCGCGCTTAGTTTTATAAGCTTTGCGGTCATAGGTAGGGATATTTGTTTCACGCAGTTTTATAGCGAGCTGCTTTCTGCGCTGAAAATCAATTTCTTGTGTGAGTTCATTCCAAACTTTTGGATAGTCAGTTTGGAACCTGAACACATTTAAAGGCGTCTTAAATCCGTCTTTAACTTTGTAAAGAACTGAGCCATTAGCATTAGATGCGTACACTTGCCAGCCAATACGAACAGAGTAGAGGCCATTATCATCACGGCCTAAAAATGACATGTAGCCGTCAGGGTGTTTTTTGAAATTAGACATGTTCAGCCTCCATACATTCGCATGTACCAACAAAGGCATACGTAAGCGGGCTAGGAGCATCTACAGGTGAGACGTCCTTAATATTTAAAGGAATAATTTCTTTGCGATATTTAACCAAAACCACATCACCTTCACGGCAATCGACAATTCCTTCTCTTGAAGAAAAACGAGCAGATTTAGAAGATTGGGTTACTCTGCAAAATGAAACCTCATCACCAGCTTTGATTTTTGAACGGTCAACAGGAATCATCTTCTTGCAAGTAGGGCAGTTATAATCTTTCATTAGGCTGCCTCCAACCATTTATTACGGTCGATATAGCCAACCAATAAAATATTTATGTTTTTATGGTCGTCATGATTGGTGAAATCATTCCAAGGTTTGCCGCTTAAGTCTGTCACTGACTCAATAGCAAGGTTAGTAATTTCAGCCGCTGTAAAGTCAGATCCAGCTACACCATAACTATCTGCTACGCCGTCAAAATCGAAGCTCACGTTTAGTTTGAAGCCGTCTATGCGGATAACAGCTACACCAGTTTTTTCACCAGTTTGCTTAATACCTAAAAGTTCATATTCAGAAGCAACTACTTGTTTGCTTTCATATGAGTAATTAGAAGGGACGCTAGAATTAGCGGTACGGTATTCACAAGAACCCAAGGCTACAAGTACAGCAATTGCTGTAACTCCAGTTACCTTGTGCTTGTTTGAAAAGGTTTTTACGTTCATAATTGATCTCGCAGTTTGCAAAAGCACATCGGACCTGGGGAGGGCGGTGTGCTTTTTTGTTGTCTGTGAGATAAATATAAGAAAACTTATTTTTATTGTCAATAAGAAATCTTATTTAAATTTAAGAAATCTTATTTTTATGCTTTAATAGACAAAAGAAAACCCAACTATCAAAGGTGATAGAAATGAGTCTAGGCGAAGAAATGTTTGAATGGCGCAAGCAGATGGTTGAGAAACTACTGCTTCAGGAAAGTAATATTGATCAACTAGAAGAAAAAGTTGATCGTGCTGAAAAGATTCTTTTTGGTGATTGCACAGCCGCTTTCAAAATAGAGTGCACGCTTCGGAACGCGTATGCGCTGAAAGCTATTCTTGATGACTTTGCCACCAAGAATAACTGCAAGGTAAGTATAGTAGAGTGTGAGTAATCAGGGTTAGCTCATTCCTGAAATGGGTTTTGATGTGGCTTTAGGCTTTGGCTTAAGTTCTTTTAAAGCTTCTTCTACCGCTTTCAGTGATTCCTGGTAGGTTTTAACCCAAAGATCAGCACTTTTTATATTGATGGTTGAAGGATCAGTATCAGCAATGGTTGCCTTAGTAAGCTCTAACGCTAGAGCTTCTATGATTTCAGTTTTCATATTTTCTCCGATATTAATGGTTATTTAAGATCAATGTTGGCACAAAGTCTTAATCCCATAATATCAGGGAAAATTTGAATATATTAAAAAAGAAAACCCACCGTGGTGGTGGGTAGATTAGATGAATTGGATCGCTTTTTACTTATTGCTCAATACTTTTGCTTTTGCCTCTCTTGATTCTTTGCGATCTTTTAATGTTTTTTCAAGCAAAGAGATTTCTCTTAAGTCAGACCAAGCTAAGAAGAAGCTAAAAATTGAGGTGAGTCCAACAGAAAGTATTAGAGCTAAAAGATGCTTAGCTGAAAGTAAGCCTAATAAATTAAGTATATACATACTAAAAACAAGAATAATAAAAAGCATAGCCACATATAAAGATGACTTACTTCTTATGTCCACAGTTGAAGTCAACCTATCTCGTTCTGACTGATTTAAACCATCAAGCTTTAATGCATCGAGCATACCTTTATAAGCCAAATAAATTTGACTTAAAGGGAGAAGCAGTACAAATGAAAATTGAACCAGATTTATTGTAATATTTAACTCTAAATATTTAAAAATTATTGAAAATATAGCAAACAGACCGACTAACACTAGTGCGATAAATCTAGCATTATTGTAGAAGGGTAAGTAGCGTTTAGCCATATTAGTCACCAAAATTTATATTGGTAGTCATCCAATTATACAATTGAACTTTTAGGCCGTCGTTATAAACTTTATTATTGATTGTTTCAACTGAAATCTTGCCGCTCATTTTTAGATTATCAGCCGTAACCTTGGTCCCATCCTCAAGAGTAATAACATAATCATCATTATGTCGCATGGATGAAGCTACAGTATCAATAACTTTTTGCCCACTTTTTGAGGTTTTGCGGTTGTATGTAAGTGTTAATTTTAACTTTAGGTTTGCGTCATCAAGCCCATCCTCTAGTTTTAAATTTTCTAAATCAACTCCAAAAGCTGACTTAAGCACATCAACCACATTATCTTCAATTTTATAGTCAATTTTCGCAGGTATGCTTGATTCGACAGTATGAACAGGTTGAAGTTCTGTTGACCCAATGCCAGATGAGATTGAAATAGTTTTAGCTGGAGTTGATTCAAGCTTTTGCTTAACAGTGGGATTTGGAGCATCTTTTAATATTAATGCACTATTCTCTGGCAATGCTTTGGCTGCTTCACCCAAAAGCCAGCCCAAATATGACTCCAAGGTTCTAGCGGTAAGTGATCTTGATTGAATGATTGCGACATGGTTATCAATAACACCAAAGTAAAGAACACTATCAATAAACTCTTTTCTTACAACCTCTGTAGCGTCAACGCCATCTTCATCATCTGGCAGATCATCTGTTAAATAGGTTTTAATGGGAAATTCAGTAGCATCATCACTGTCTATCTTTAATACAGCCTGAGCTTTGCCTGACTCAACAATAATCAACTCGCCAAAGAACATGCTTTGGTGTGAACTAGCATGATTAATTAGAATAAAATCATCTTTTGTTGCGGAGACAAATTGTTGACGATTTATGGCTTTATAGTAAAAAGAATCCTTATCCAGCAATTGTGCTTTTAGTAATTGACCTAGATTGGCGCCTTTTAGAAAATCTACTTTTTTGTAGTGTACTGTTTTGTCTTTTACTACTGTTTTACTCATTATTTCCTCCTCCCGAATCGCTCTAAAGTACTGTGTCGGGTTCACAACTTATTAATCTTTGGTGTTGTTAATTTTCTGCCCAAGCTTTCCTTCTTTTACCAACTGCACTACTTGTTCATTTGTAAGGACTGGAATAAAGACTTTATCACCAATGTCCTTTGAGAGGATCTTCACTTCTTCGGCTGTTAGCACCAAAGCTTCACCATGTTTCGCAGCATCATTGATGCGAGCAATAATCTGGTTGATTGGTCGTTTTGAATTGTCCATAAGTCTTCCTGTGATCAATGCGAATATGGATGTTCTTGTCTGTGCTGACTTGGCGGCACGATATCTGTAATAGCGGTAATACTTTCAACCTCGTCCATTTCAAAGAAAAATCGCTCACCACCATTCACAGAAAGCAAACTTAAAACCCCACCATTAATGCCGACAAATTCTTTAATTGTGCATCTTCCATCCTTCAAGCACACCTGAACAAACTCATTCGGCACAAGATCTGCATCAGGGTCGCATACAACATACCAGCCATTACGAATTGCTGGAAACATTGAGTCGCCAGTGCCTTTAATACCATAGGCTCTTGGTCCTGCTGAGTGAGTTGGAACATACCCATCTCCAGCATTGCCTTCATAACCCATGTCAGTAAAATAACCATCCATGCCCATCTTGGAGTAAGCTTTTACAGGAACATATCTTTTTTGGGTGGGGAATGGTTTAACAGGTGTTTCAATAAATTTAACAGCATCTTCGCTATCGGGAATATTGTATTTTTTCTTAAAAGCTTCGATATCCAGAACTTTCAATTGTGCAACAGTGCTATCCAACTTGGGACCGCTTTCATCTCCATTAGTTATATACGAAGTCGACACTCCGAAATAAGCGGCCATTTTGCTTAATGGGTCTGCTTTAGGAGCATAAGCATCTTTCTCCCAACCAGTAACATTAGGCGCACTAACCCCAGCGATTTTTGCCAACTCGCCTTGGGTTAATTTCTTTTCTCTTCGTAAGGCGCGAATACGCTGACCCATAGTTTCTAGATTCTTCATATAAGTTATCTTACATCTTGCAAAAATAAGTTATCTTTGTTTTAATACTAAGAAATCTTATTTTTTGAGGTTGCACAAATGACCAAACAGGAAGCTTATGAGTTGCTTGGTGTCAATGGTGTTGGCTTGGCAAAGTTATTAGGAATTGAACCACCTGCTGTTTACCAGTGGTCAAATGAAAAAATCCCTTTAGCTCGCGAATACCAAATCAGAGACTTGGCAAATGGCAAAGAGCCAATCAAACGAACTACTTCAAATGCTTAGGACCTAACCATGAGCAAATTATCAGTTGATATATCTGCAAGCGCCAGAAATGGCGTATCCCGCATATTGCATGGTCTTGATATAAGCAACCAAAAAGAGATTGCTGAACAATTAAAAGTTGATCCAAGCACTATAACTCGACTTAAAACAGATAAGAAAAACAATGGCTTGAATGAAATTGAAATGTTTTGCGAGCTATTGAGTTTGCTTGGATTAAAAGTCGTTCCTAAAGATTATCAAAGCATTGATAAGGAACGTGTTGCTGCACTTTTAGTTATGTCTAAAAGCTGGATGAACCGTATAGAAACGGTGGATGACTTATTTCATGACGAAATCAGTGGTCAAAAAGAAAAGCTTGGATATTAAAAAACCACTACCTGCGGGAACAGGAGTGGTTAGGCATTCAAATGAGGTGGATCAAATGAACACAAACAATTTATCAGAACAACCAATCGAACTCAACTCACCAGATTTTTTAATAGGTGACGTTGTAGTACTTACTAAAGAGTGTCGAAGTTTTAAATCAAACGATTTATTTGAGGTTAAAAATAAAACTTTGACTAGGTTGTGGACTATCAAATCGGAGAATCATTTGATTCTGGTTTCATCAAAAGAAATCCGTACAGCAACAGTAGCAGAGCTCAACGCTAAACGCCGCCTAACAAAAGCTGAGCAAGCATTAGCGGAGGTGTCATGAGCAGCTTTACACAGCAAATCAAAGATTCTCTTCATCAAAGTGAAATCCAATCTTTTTATGAACCTGCATTGCGAGTGCTTGGTCACCTATTTGAGGTGAAAAAGCAAAATTTACGTAACAAAGGTTATGACGAAAATAATGCTGCGGTTACGAAGGTTGAGTTTTCAGAAGCCATGGCTCGTCAATTTCGCATAACGCAGTGGTTGGCACAGCAGATTGTAACCAGCTTAACCAAAGCGTGTTTGGTTGATTCTTTTGGAGGCTATGTTAAGCCAAAGGATGGTGAAAAGTGAGATATGCAGCAAGAAGAAAACAGGATATTTCCGTTTCCACCACACCGCTAGAGGTGGTAATTCCCCTGGAACAACCAGTAAAGATCTATTCGGCTAAAGAATTAGCAGCCATGCCGCTTTCAGTTATGAATGCCGCAATTGAGGCTCAGGAAAGATTTTATCAACTTGAAGAATTAACTCATATGGGGGGGCAGGCTATAGCAGTTCGCCGTCTCATGGAAGATGGGCACAAACTAATTCAGGTGAAAGAAAAGTCTCGTATTCGCTACAAAATCAACAACGAATTTATTCCTCCAAGAATTATTCGTCAGTTGGAAATGCGCGGTCTTGTAAAATTAGGAGCAGTCACTGATGTATAAATATCTCCACCATATCAGCGACTTTATGGTTGCTACAGCGCACCTTAGCCCAGTTGAAGAGTGCTTTTATCGCCGTGCTCTCGATTTCTATTATTTGAATGAAAAACCATTACCCAAAGAAACCCAGTCGGTTTTTCGTCGGTTACGTGCAAATACCCAAGAAGAAAGGGATGCAGTATTAATTGTGCTGCAAGAGTTTTTTGTGGAAGAGGAAGACGGGTTTCACAACAAACGTTGTGATTCAGAAATCGCCGCTTATCAAAAAGTAGGGGATAAAAATCGTGAAAATGGTAAGAAAGGTGGGCGTCCACGTAAGGAAAAACCAAAAGAAAACCAAAGTGAAGGCGACTCGGTTAATTCTGAAAACCCACAAAAACCCAGTGGGTTAATTTTGGGTTCTGAAAGTGAAAGCCAAAAAAACCTTAACCATAAACCGTTAACCGATAACCAATATATAGATAGTAGTAGTAATGCGCGTGAAGAAAATTCGCAATTTACACCAATCCAATTTGCTCAGTATCAGATCGATGATCACAAGCGTTACTCAATGCGTGAATTCATTTCTGAATACAGCGAGTTTCAATACGATTTCATTTCACTTGCTCAACAAAGATTTGTTTCGGTACCTGAAATCGACTTGAGAACCATGATTCAAAATTTCGGTGACTGGTACTTTGCAAACGAATCAAGTTCGTTGAATACACCAAGCATCTGGTTGGTTAAGTGGTTCTCTTGGGTTCAAAACAACGAGAAACAAGTTGCTGCAAACCGCAAGAAACAAGAGCAAATCACTTCAACCGGTCAAAAACCACAAGAGTCGGGTTACTTCGCTAATCTTTTTGAAGAACAGAGCGAATCTCAAATCGTGGATGTAACCCCAGCAAAAAAGTTTCCAATGATTGAGGAGGTAGGTCATGCATGAGATTACCTTGAACGAAGTGCGTCAATTAATCGCTTCTCTTCGCACTGTTTACGCTGCTCAGTTCAATAAGCAATTTCCAGCAACAGGCGAAAGTGCAATTCCTCTGTCAGTGGTTGAGCAAATCGCACTTAAAACACTGGTTGGCGTTCAACAAAACCAATTTAACAACGCACTTGCTCGTTTACTTACAGCAGGTGGACGCTTTATGCCGTCATTTGCCGAGTTTCGCACCTGGTGTATCGGTGAAAGTTGGATGTCTCCAGAAGAAGCTTGGTCTCGCGCATGTAAGTTTACAACTGACCGTTCCGTGGTTATTACCCAAATCACTAAGTACGCCTTAGACGAGGTTATGTATTTGATCGAAGCCGGCCAAATGCGAGCAGCTCAAGATAATTTCTTCGGGACCTACAACGTGATGGTTGCTAAAGCTCAGTTAAAAGGCCGTCAGCAAGAGTTTTACACTCCACCGCTACAACTAGAACACAAAGAACCTAAACACGTTCCTGTGAGCAATGACGAGGCTCAAAAGCATCTCAAATCATTGATGGAAAGATTAAAAATCAATGGTCGTAAACCTGCACCAGTTCAAAAACTTGAGGCAAAAGAAAAAGAGCCTGAGCTTATAAAAGAGTTGGGCCCTGATCCTTTCGATAATCCACACGAATACGCAGAGATGTGCCGTCGGGAGGGTATGCCAATCCCTAGAAATATTCTTCAGCTAATTGATGGGGCGAATGTATGAATAAATTCGAGATTTTAGCGTGGGGTTTACTCATTTCATTTTTTACAGCAGCTATTAGCGGTGCGGTGGTTTGGTGGTGGTTGGCGCGTAAAGAGCTTGATGAGAAAGGAGCCAGCCATGAAAGCAACTAAATTGATTAGAGATAAAGGACTGCAATACGCGAAGGAAATCGTAGATTCAGCACCCGATAACGCAACTGAATGGAACGAGGGTTATGAGTTCCAATGTGGTCAAAGTGTAGAAATCAGCCCAGCAGATCGTGAGAAGTATTTTGTAGATTTGGTTGAGCTTAAACGTCTGGTGGAGTCTTTGAAAATCATCAACGATTTAGGTGGAGTTGAGAAGCTAACGCCTGCATTCATTACGACAGATAAGCATGTTGGTTACACGCATGTTCGCATGGTGGGAAATGGGAGATTGAGCTTTCTTGATGATTTTTGCGACTTCATTCCAGATGGTTCCATTTCAATTAAGCGTGTGATGACTGCTATCCGCGACCACGAATCAATATACGGAGGCGGTGAATCTCATGCCAACTAGATATAACACAGGCGAGTATAGCTACGATCTTGAATATCACTATGGAGATATGTCAGCAAGCATGGAGATGCTTAGAGCACGTTTAATTGAATTGTTGACTCCTCATCTGTCTGGCCGTTATGTGAAATGGAGAGAAGCATATTTCACATGGTTTACAAAGTGCGGCGGGGATTCGGGGTGGATGTTTTGTGTAGGTCCACACGAATTTCATATTGATGGGGCGTTAAGGCGCTATTACTCAGGTTCTATTGATATTACCTACAACCAGAAAGATCGATATTTCTTGGTGGGTGAGAAAAAGAAAGTCAAATGTAAGGCTTGTAAGGGGTTTGGCTTCATTCGAGATGATGGGTGGGGGCATATAGATAAATGTGAAATGTGTGATGCAGAAAAAGGAGCCAGCCATGAGTGAGTTTGAGGGTAAATCTGGAAAGTGGGCTTGGGAGATTCAAAAAGAACAACAAGCGAAAGTGGAGGAGCTGCAAAAGCGTTTAGATGGGGCATTAAAAGAGACTCAATATGCTTTGCAGTATGTTGAAGAAGACATGCGCGGCAATCATGAATTTCTACAAATGGCAATGATTCGAACCCTTAAAGCTATAGAGCAAGTGCTCAAAGGTGGTGCTTGATGTCATCAGTCAGCATTGCTGAATACCGCAAGTTATTTCCCATAAAGAAAAATAAAAAGCGCCGTTCAGCAAAGCAAGTTGCCAGACAACCAAGTGTGGGTGAAGTGGTTCTGGCAACGCATTTAAGAGCATGCAAGATTGGATTTGAACAGGAATATAAGTTCCATCCTGAACGCAAATGGAGAGCAGATTTTTTAATAAAGGGTTCAAAGATTTTGATTGAGGTAGAAGGCGGGATCTGGAGCGGAGGCCGTCACACAAGAGGTAAGGGCTATTTAGGGGATATGGAGAAATACAACTCCGCAGCAATGATGGGTTTTACAGTTTTACGGTTCAGCACAGAGCAAGTGAAATCCGGTATGGCATTAAAGCAAATTGAATTATTAATTAAGGGTAAATAGGAAGGCGATTATGTTGGTTGAAAAGTTTGATTTTATTGAGTTACTTCGCCTTGCTATTGCTCAAGGCAAAGCTGAAGGTAAGAAAATTTCTAAAGATGTAGTTTTAGGTGAATTAGCGCTGTTATCGCCAGCTGCAAAGCTTTGGGCCACTGTCTTGATTGAAAAGGTTGATTTTGAGCGAATCGCAATAATTACCCCAGCACAAAAACAGACTGAAACTTTTTACAGTAAGTATGACTTTAATTTTCAAACTGAACGCCGTATTGAAGATATTCCGGGCAAGGTTGAGTTTGTTCGTGGTGAGATTAAATCAGGTAATTTTTTCAGAGCGCGAAATAAATTAGCGGTAGAGATTCATAAAGAAATGGTAAAGAAAAAATTTACCCCTACTAATGCCCAAGGTGATCTTACTAATCTGGCAAAAGGTATGGCTGAGATTATTTTGCGTGGCCATGTTTTTGTTAAGGCTATGTGTGGAGTCTGCCAAGGGTTGGGTAAAATTGAGACATTTGGTTTAAATGGCTTTCCAAATGGGGCAAGGTTTTGTGAAAAATGTAATGGTACTGGAAAACGACCATATACGTTGAAAGAGAAAATGAATATTGCTGGCATTGATGCAACCAAAACAGCTTATATAAAGAGTTATCAGAAATTTGAGCTGTTTGGAGAATCAATCGTTGCTGAATGGGAAAATGAAATTAGAACGCGTATTTCTCGATCATTCCGTTTTGAACTTCCTGATAGTCAAGAAACTTACGCTTGACAGTTGGGTATACACTTGAGTATAAAGATTTCTAAAATGGGCGAAATGTAAAGTAATCGCCAGAATGAATTTAAGAGCTCGCCAATCGGTGGGCTTTTTTATTTTGTGCTATAGTCCAGTCTAATTAAAATCTGGTACTTAAAATGAATATCTGTGTTGGTGGTGAACTTGACGGGCAAAAGATTGAAAAAGAAGGGCGATTGTTAAAAGCTTCAGATATCGACCCATCTTTTAAAACTGAGTACTACAAGCAAGTTTTTAACCGCGACAATACGGTGTTCCATTTCTGGTTGCCAATTGGATCTGACTTACATGATATGTCTGAGAAAGTTCTAAATATCCTTAGAGCACCTAAAAACTAGTTTTATCGTTTGCCGGACGTATTACGGCGCAAATGGCCCCGCTAAATATCGATTATTGGCGGGGCTTTTTATTAAATTTTAATTGAATTTGCTAAGGATAAAGATCTATAAAAATATTATAAAATCCAATAATTATATTATTAATTCAATAATTTATTTAAAATTAAATTAATCGAATTTAAACAATATTTACTTAGATGATGCATTAGGTAACTCAAATAAACATGATTTTAGGAGAATAATTAAAAAAACGGAGTACAAATGCTATGAATGAGAATGTAGAGCTAATAAATTACATTGATGTAGCTGAGACAGTTTACGAACGGGTATATGAAAATAATAAAATTTCAAATAATTTGATTGTTAATCTAAATCGCATTATGGCTGAGATAAAGAATCAAGCTGCAGAAAAAAGACTCAAATTGAAGTACAGCTCAATAGACTTTGAACATTGTTTAAGTTTGCCTTTAGCTGATCGCAAAATAAAAGTAGATTTAAGCCTTATACCTCATTTTGAAGATCGTGAAGAAAGTATTTTGTGGTTAACTAACTTTATTGGAAAAATTTGTGAGCCCAGAAAGATGCAAAGACAGAAAAAAATCTTCATTAAGTACCTGTGAATTTTAGATGAACCGCCCTTAAAGCGGTTTTTTATTGCTAGTAGAATATTTAAGGTATCTTTTCTAATAGGCACATACTATTGAAGTGTTTTTAATTTATTTTTTAGATTGAAAAAGATTGCTATTTAAGTAATTTAAATATAAAAATCTTTATTGATTGAGAGTAGTTGTTATACAGGATATTTATAAGGATTTTAAAATGACAATTATCACATTGCTCGATGTTAAGACGAAGAAGAAAGTGATAGTTCGGTCCGTAATAGACCCAATAGCAAGAATAGACAAAAAAGGGAATATACAAATTATTCAAATTCATAAATGGCTATATGATGAATCTGGAGATTTCGTTGATGAAGACTTATATGAGGCACTCAACAATGGAGAAGTTGGAATATACATAACTTTGCAGTATATGATCATTAATATTGAAAATTAATTATTTTTTATTTTTAGTCAGTTTGAGTTCTTAGTCTCTAGAGCCTAATGGTTACTACACATAAGACCTTATTAAGTATTACCTATTGATGGGCACATATTCTTTATAACTCTTGATAAGTAAAAAAATTATGTAGGCTAAAAATAAAACTATTTAAAAAGAAATCTTTATCTATTTAAATATGAATATTTAATATTTTTAATTCAATCCCTATTGCTAGTGCTTAAATATTATGCCAATATGAAGTTGGAGATATTTCCGAATAGATATTTTCTATTTCAGGTCTAAGCGTTTTTTTCGCTAAGCCCATTTCTGAATAAAAATAGGAAGTGGGCTTTTTTATTTTTAAATATTTCAGTATTATCAGTGTGTTGCTTTAAGTAACACTAAACCTTATTGATCAGCGCAAATATCAAAAAAAGGGGGAGCTTGCCTACTAGGCAAGCTTTTTAAATTGATGATTTAAACACAATAATCCATTTTAAAGCTCAATAGAAAGATCAAACTTCCATAGCTTTTATTTGTACTAATTTATTGAATATAATCGTTTTTATAATTTTTAAAATTTTCTTAAACTAAAAATGGAAAATTTCTTGTTGCAACATTGTTATAATAGGACTACCTTAAGAAAAATACTTTATAAAAATGAGGAGCTGCTGAAATGACACAGTATCTCATGTTTGCGGAAAATATTTATAACAAAATTAAAGATGAGGAATTGTTTTCACATGACTGTATTGAAAATATGAACTTACTTATGACATGTATACGCAGAGAAATTAAGGGAACAGAATTTAAATTAAAATATAATTTTATTGATTTTGTTGAATTGTTTAGTAAACAATTAGATGAATGTAAAGTAAAAATAGATGTGAGTTTGATTCCTCCTCATAATTCAGAAGGTGAGTATATTTTATGGTTAGCTGGATTTATCGAAAAAATTACAGAAGGTGGACCTAAACCACCTCCGCCTATAAAGAAATTTATTCCAGAGTATATGAGCTTCAAATCTGAATTAGATTTTTTACCCTTAAATGAGGAAAAAATTCAAAACGAAGGTAAAGAAATTACGGATTACTTTAATTCAAAGCTTTATAAGGCAACTTTTAAGAAGTAATACTATATTGCCTGTGAGTTTAGCCACCGCCTAAGGGCGGTTTTTTTATGGGTGAGAATAATGGATTCTACAGAATACTTTTGGCTTACTCGGAAAAAAGAACCTAAAACCAAGCCTAAATCCAGACCGCTACCTAAAGCTACTCAAAAGTACTTAGAGGCAGAGGAAGAATTTACTGAAGCTTTAGACAATCTGGAAATTAAGTACGAAAAGAAATTCCAGTTTAAGTCTACTAAGCATTGGCGTTTTGATTTTCATTTAATTGAACATCACATATTAGTTGAAATTGCTGGTGGCCCTTGGTCTGGTGGTCGAAAGGGTAAGCTAAAAAACAAAGCTTGGAGTCTTGATCGTTACGATGTGGCTGAAGAGATGGGTTACACAGTAATTCGCATAGAGGCAGCACCAAGATTTAAGATTAATGAATCTGGTCCATTACAGATCCAAGCTCATTTCGCTAGCCAATGGCTTAAAAATTTAAAGAGGCAAATATTTAATGGATCAGATCAGACCATTTCCTCCAACTGATTTTATTGATCAAGCTGAAGAAGAAGAAGCAATTAGACTAACACCAGCACCAGATCTAAAAAAATGGGTTGTTGCTAATTACTTAACTATTGGTGGCCCTTTGCATAACCCTGACCATGACCATATTGCTGAACTAATACATGACAATGAGGAGTTCTTGGCTTTTGCTTGGGCATCATCGGCTTGTATGGCTAAAAAGCGTATGGTTTTAGGCCAATGTGAAAAAGTTATGTTTAATCAGGGCGGGTGGAAAAAAGCTCGTCAAGAGCAGCAAATGCGCGATTGGTTTGGCTATGTGCCTGTGTACCTCATCACAATTGATGCAAGTTATTGCGATCAGGCGACTGATCGTGATTTCTGTGCATTGATAGAGCATGAGCTTTATCACATAGGTGTTGAACGTGATGAGGATGGTGATCCGTTAATCAGTGAAATGACTGGTTTGCCTAAACACTATTTAGCAGGCCATGATGTTGAAGAATTTGTTGGCGTAGTTAAAAGATGGGGAGCGGACGAAAGCGTGAAGCGACTAATTGAAGTGGCGAAGCAAGCGCCGTTTGTATCAGATGTGAATATTTCAAAGTGCTGCGGGACATGTTTAATAAGTTGAGCCTTCTGGCTCATTTTTTTTGCCATGTTTCCTTGACGTACCTTGACGGATAGAGAGAAATGGCGACATTAAACAAGAAGCAGAAACTCTTTATTGTACAATCGCTTGCTGTATTTAATACCCCCCAAGAAACAGTAAGTCTCGTCAAGGAAGAATTTGACATTGATGTTTCGAGACAGCAGGTAGAGTCTTATGACCCTACAAAGTTTGCAGGTAGAGACTTAAGTAAGGAGCTCAAAGAATTTTTTGAAAAAACTCGGGAAGAGTATTTGAGTCAGCCACTAAATAAAATTAGTGGAGCAAATGACATTGTTCAGTTGAAGATTTTAAGTGATTTACTTTGGGCTAAAAAAAACAATGTGACCATGACAATTAAGATCGTGGACCAAATACAAAAGATCATGAAAGGGTTTTATGACAAGAAGGGGGAACAAAATAATAAAGGTGGTAATCCTGAAGCGAACCAAACCAAAGCTGAAGTAGAACTTGAGATTAAAAAGCTTGAACTTCAGAAGTTACAGCGTGAAGTGAATCCCCCTGAGTATCGTCCACCTGAAGAGGATTACAAGCTTGTGCTGAATCCTGATGAGGAGATACCAAATGAGCCAATTCTTTAATCCTCCAGAAGGTTCAGTTCAATTAACTCCTAAGCAAGCCAATATTTATTTATGGGGCTGGCAAAAAGAAGCCCGGTTTCGTGATGCCGTTTGTGGCCGACGTTTCGGTAAAACATTCTTGGCCAAAGCGGAAATGCGAAGAGCCGCAAGACTAGCGGCTAAATGGAATGTTTCTGTTGAGGATGAGATCTGGTATGCCGCGCCTACATTTAAGCAAGCTAAACGGGTTTTCTGGAAGCGATTAAAACAGGCAATTCCGGCATCTTGGCGAGCTGGAAAGCCGAATGAAACTGAATGTTCAATTACCTTAAGAAGTGGGCATATCATCCGTGTTGTAGGTCTAGATAATTATGATGACCTTCGTGGATCTGGTTTATTTTTCTTAATTATTGATGAATGGGCTGACTGTAAATGGGCTGCATGGGAAGAAGTACTTCGCCCGATGCTTTCTACTTGTAAGTATATGGTGAATGGCGAGCAGCGAGTCGGTGGCCATGTTTTACGTATTGGCACACCTAAAGGCTTTAACCATTGTTATGACACATTCATGGATGGTCAGCCCGGTCATGAACCAGATTGTAAAAGCTTTTCCTATACATCCCTTCAGGGTGGAAATATTCCTGAGTCTGAAATCATTGTTGCTAAGCGCAAAATGGATCCTAAGACTTTTAGTCAGGAATATGAAGCAAGCTTTGAGAGCTATCAGGGCGTTATCTACTACTGTTTTAACCGGTTGCTGAACGCATCAACTGAAACAGTTAAGCCAAATGATGTGCTTCATATTGGGATGGACTTTAACGTTACCAAGATGGCTGCTGTTGTGTATATACGCCGTGGTGAACATATGCATGCGGTCGATGAGTTCGTAAATCTGTTCGATACTCCGGCAATGATTGAGGCTATCCAAGAACGATATCCTGACCATGAGGTTGCAGTTTATCCCGATGCTTCTGGTGAGAACCGGAAGTCGAGCAATGCTAGTGAAACGGATCTGGCGTTACTTAGAAAGGCTGGTTTTAAAGTCCATGTGAACAGTAGAAACCCAGCAGTTAAAGATCGTATTAACTCTATGAACGGTATGCTCTGCAATACATTGTCTGAGCGCAGATTGTTTGTGAATGTTGATAAATGTCCTCACTTTGCTAAATGCTTAGAGCGACAAATCTATGATGATTATGGGCAACCGGATAAAACTGCCGGGTTTGACCATATGAATGATGCTGGTACATATCCAATCGCTTATTTATTCCCGATCGACAAAAAATCCGTTGGAGTTCGTAGGATTCGAGGGATGTCTTAAACAACGCACCTTTTTAGGTGCTTTTTTATTGGTGTTTTTATGGCAGTTACTGATAAACATCCGCAGTATATTGCTGCACAAAAAAGCTGGTTGATTATGCGTGACGCCGTTGCTGGTGAAGAGCAGATCAAACAGGCACATACAAAGTACCTAGCTAAATCGGCCGGAATGATTGAGGCTGAAAAGCAAGGTGATACGACTGGAGAGATTTATAAGGCCTATCTAAGTCGAGCTCAGTATCCGCTATGGGTTCAGGACGCATTACGCACAATGATCGGGTTAGTTTCAAAGCTTGAGCCGAATATAGTGATTGAAAGTTCTCTACTTAAAGGATTGATAGAGAATGCAACAAATGACGGTTTTGGGCTTAAACAGCTCTTTATTCGCATTTGTTCAGAGTTGCTAGAGTTTGGGCGCTGTGGTCTGCTTGTCGATGTTGATGCTAACGGAGTGCCATATTTCGCCTTATATGATGCGTTATCTATTATCAACTGGAAGGAAAACAGTATCGGTGGTCGTAAAGATCTAAAGCTGTTAGTGCTCGAGGAACAATTCGAAAATAGTGAAGATGAGTTTGGGCATGATACAAAGACGGTTCACCGTGTTCTATCTATGGTTGATGGTGCGCTAACTGTACGGTTATTTGATGGCTCATGTTGAAGAAGATAAAACGCCAGATCTCGGCGGTAATCAGCTATCTTTCACGCCGTTTGTTTTCTGTGGAACGACCGATAATTCTCCACAAGTTGGAACGGTACCATTGCTTGACCATGGCCAAGGCAGCACTCAAGTATTACCAGCTAAGTGCGGATTATTACCAGTCACTTCACCATACAGCTCATCCGCAGCCTTGGATTAATGGACTTGATGATGACGATGATGATGATATTAGCGTTACTGGTGTGATGGCTGTCTGGAGTCTTCCTAGTGAATCTCAGTGTGGTTATCTCGAAATTTCAGGTAGTGGCATTGAACTCACTAAAAAGGAAATGGATGCTCAAAAGAATTCGGCATTAGAAGCTGGAGCAAAGGTGATTGATACCAACTCACAAGAATCAGGTGAAGCACGACGTGCGCGTCAGGATGACCAACAAGCAAGCCTACATAGCATTGTCACTGTGTGCTGCTGCAGCTATTGAACAAGCTATCAAATATGCAGCTCAGTGGTTAAAGCTGGATTCAACAAAATATGCATTTACGGTTGAACCTGAATTTATCGTTCAGCAATACGATATCAATCTGGCCAAACAACTTTATGAAGGTGCTATTGCCGGAAAGAACTCTTTCCGCACATATTGGGAATACCTGATGACAGGTAAATTACCAGCTCACGACTATCAGGAAGAAGTGAAGCGGGTTGAAGGTGAACGGGACAGTATGCCGTTGTAGAGGTGACGTATGGCTTCAAAAGAAGATAAATCATTGATTGAAGTACTTACCCAACATCAGGCGTACTTATATCGGGTGTCTTCTCAATCTGTTAATGAGCTACTAAAAATCTTTAATGATGAGTCAATATTAATGTTGGCAAAGCTTCGGGATTTGCTTGATGAATTAAATGATTCTGAAAAGATGGCTCTAGCAAGTGGACAGTACACTACAACGTCAATCTTAAAGAAATTCGTGATCTGATTGCTCCAGTGGTTTATAGGACTAAATACTGCATTACCTGAAGCTTTCGCAGTTTCTGCTACTGCCTTGGCAGTATATGAAGCCAATTATACGGCGAAGCTATATGGCGGCAAGATCAAAAAGCCAAATGGTGAAAAGCTTTATGCAGCAGCTAAAAAAGTACCGTTGGTGGGAGGAGCACTGGTTGATGAGCTGCTTTCTAAGATTGCTGAAACTGCACGCCAAAAAGTTGAGTATGCCATTCGGGATGGTATCAACTCAGGTAAAACAAATCAGGAAATAGTTCAGCGCATTCGCGGCACCAAGCGGCTTAATTATGAGGATGGGCTTCTAAGTAGCAGTAAGACTGATATCGACCGTACGGTGAGAACAGTTCGTAGTCATGTAGCCAATCAAGCTTATCTCAATAGCTTTAACCAGATTGGCTTTGAATACGTAAGACTGGTAGCAACTTTAGACGGAAGAACTTCAAAACTTTGCGCAACTCTTGATGGTTCCGTATGGGAGATTAACGATCCGGCAAAGCGCGTACCGCCGTTGCATCCTAATTGCCGAAGTATTCTGGTACCTGTAGAGAAAGACGGGAAATTAGTTGGTGAACGGCCATTTGTTATGGACGAACGTCGAGTTAAAGACATCCCGAAAGAAGAGCGTAGCCAGTTAATAGGGCAGCTAGATGCCAATACTACGTTTAGAGAGTTCTTCAAGAAGACAGATGATTTCTTTCAAAGAGAATGGTTGGGGCCGAAACGTTACAAGCTCTATAAGGAAGGAAAATTTGATTTTGATAAGTTCTTCGATCCAGAGGGGCGGTTATATACATTGGACCAACTTCGAAAGTTGGATGAGCAAACCTTTAAGGAGTTGGGCTTATGAGTGAGTCAAGACATTTAGTGCTAAAGCGTCACCCTACTTTGAAAGGTTATCTGGTTATTTGTGATGAAGAAACTGGACAACCACTAGCTGGACAAAGAGCAGTACAGATGAATTCTGATGCCTTAAATGGACCTGCAACAATTACTGTAACTTTTGAAGCATATGGTGCTCATGGTGTTCGCTTACTGACTGATGAACCAAGGCCGACTCAAACAAAGCAAATGTAGCGAAAGGTACTACAAATGTCTGAAAAGCAAATCAATATGTCGGATGCTCAATATATTCTGAGCACAAAATTAATTCTGGTGCCATTTCTTCAAATTAAGATTTCAAGAGCCATGGCAATTTATGGTTTTACTTTTGAAAGATTAAAAGCGATTGCACTCATCAATTAGAACTTAATTTTTAACCTTAGCACCTTCGGGTGCTTTTTTTGTGAGAAGAAAATGATCAAAGAAGTAACAGAGCAAGAGTTAGCTGAAAAGTCTGTGGCACCCCGAGTAACTAAAGCGCAAATTGATTCATTGATGGAGCGTGTTACATATACGGTTGAGCAACGCCCCGGTGGCACGACATCTACTTTTGTCCATGCATTTTTAGATGGAAAGTTTTTCCTAGCAACGGGTTTTAGTGCATGTGTGAATGCTGAAAACTTTGATGCTGAAATTGGTGAGCGTATGGCTCGTGGAAATGCAGAAAAGTCAGCTGAAAATAAACTTTGGGAGCTAGAAGGCTACCGTTTATTTGCAACAAATTACTAAGTTTTCAATCGAAATTTAGCGTCCTTAGGGGCGCTTTTTTAATGCCTTGAGATAAGTCTTTACCCAATCAAACGAGAGGTTTGAACATGTCATTGCCATTTATTGTTGATTCACTTGATGCAATCAAAGAAGAACACCGAGCTTTATATGTCGAGGAAAACGGGAAGTTTCGCCTCGACTTAGAAGGTTATGAAGATCCAAAAGGTTTGAAATCTGCACTTCAAAGCGAGCGAGATGCTGCTAAGAATGCAAAGTTGGAACTTCAAAAACTTCAGAAACAATTTGAAGGAATTGATCCTGAAATTGTTAAGAAAGTCTTTGCTCAAATTGACCAGGATGAAGAGGCCAAATTAATCGCAGAAGGCAAGGTTAACGAAGTGATTCAGAAGCGCACCGAGAAGATGCGTGAAGAGCATGAAAAGTTACTGAAGGCCGAAAAAGAACGTGCCGATAAAGCCGAAGCTTATGCTCAAAAGTTCAAGCAATCAGTAATTCAAAGCCAAATTGTGCAGGCTGCAATTGAACTTGAAGCATTGCCAGAAGCGACCCCTGATATCGCCTTTTTAGCTCAGTCAAAGTTTGCATTAGATGAAAACGGCAAAGCTGTGGCAGTTGATGAAAACGGGGAAGTAGTCATTGGTAAAGACGGCCAAACACCGATGACCCCAAAAGAATGGGTTGAATCTCTACGCGAGCAAAAACCGTATTACTGGCCTAAACCTAATGGCATGGGCGCACCTGGTAGCAACAATTCAAAAGGTCAGCCAGACATTCTCAAAGCAGATGGCTCGGTAAATATGACCAAATTGGCGCAATTACGAAATGAAAATCCGCAACTAGCTAAAGAGCTAGCGGCAAAACACGGTATTAAACTTTAAGGAGTAAAGCCTAATGGCTGACACAAAAATTGCTGATGTAATCGTACCCGAGTTATTCACTCCGTACGTATTAAATAAAACTGCCGAAAAGTCTGCATTATGGCAGTCAGGCATTGTTGGGGAGCTAGATGAAAAAGTTGCTTTTGGTACAGAAGGCGGTACTACAGTAAATATTCCTTTCTGGAATGATTTAAGCGGTGAGTCCGAAGTACTTTCAGATGTCAAAGCTTTATCTGGTAAATAACATCACGTCAGGTCAAGGATATTGCGTATTCTTGCATGCACGTGGTAAGGCATGGGGCGCTAAATGATTTGGCTAAAGCATTATCTGGTGACGATCCACTTGGTGCGGTTGCTGATCTGGTCGCAGATTACTGGTCGCGTGAATTTCAGGGGTTTACCGTAAATACACTTAAAGGTGTATTTGGGTCTGCAAGCATGGCAGGTAATACCCATGATATTTCGGCTGGAACTGGAGCTGCAGCTGTAATTGATGGCGTATCTTTTGTTGATGCTTCTTATAAGTTGGGTGATGCCGTAGATAAATTAACGGCTATTGCAATGCACTCGGCAACCATGGCGGCTTTAGCTAAGCAAGGCTTAATCGAAACTGTGTCGAGATGCTGATGGTGTGGTTCTCTACAAAACCTTTATGGACCGTCGTGTGATTGTTGATGATGGTATGCCCGTTGAAGGTGATGTCTTTACCTCATTCTTGTTTGGCCAAGGTGCGATTGGTTTCCAAGATATTGGCGCACCAGTTGGTGTAGAGACTGACCGTGACAGTTTAGCGGGTACTGACATTCTTATTAACCGCCGTCACTTTGTGCTACATCCTCGTGGCATTAAATGGGCAGGTGATACAGGTATTGCACCTAATAATGCCGGTCTTGCTACAGCCGGTAACTGGGAACGTGTCTACGATCCTAAACAGATCCGTATTGTAGCATTCAAGCACAAGATCAAATAACAAAAAGGCGGGTAATACCGCCTTATCTTTTTGGAGATCCACATATGGGACTTTCATCATTTAACCGTGCACGGGAAAGACAACAAATGACAGAAACAAAAATTGCTGAACTCGAAGAACAACTGGCAACAGTAAAGGGCGAATTTATTGCCTTTCAAAATGATACCGAAGCAATGAAAGCACGTATTGCTGAACTTGAATCAGGTGAAGGTGGTCAAACACCTGAAGATGACCAAAAACCAAGTGATACTCAACCACAACCAATTAACTATGCTGGTCTAAAAGTAGATGAGCTTCGAGCTGTACTAACTGAAAAAGGCATTGCATTTGAAGCAGGTGCTAAAAAAGATGAACTTTTAGCATTAATTCCAAAGGAATAATTCATGAGCTTTATCACTGAACAAGAAGCAATTGAACGTGTAGCAGGCTTTGATGCTTTATCTGCCAGTGATAAAGCTGACTATCTTGAAAAGTCAGAAGCTTACTTATTGGCGCGTAACGTCAAGCCTTATGAAGATGTGACAACAGTCCCTAAGGCCCTCAAAACGGCTTCCTATGAAGTCTTAAAAGGCATCATGAGGGGTGAAATATATCAAGGACAGGAACAAGCATTAAAGCGAAAGAAAGTAAAAGCAGATACGGTTGAAACAGAAAAGGAGTATCAGGACGGATCAGTAAAACTTAGTGCATCCGAGCAGTACATTCTTGATTTGATCAAGCCATATTGCAAACGAAAAGCTGTATTTTTTGTCAGGAAAATTTAAATGGGCTTACGTGACGAAATTCAGGCAGATATTGCCGAAGCATTTAATGATGATTTAGCGGACGCCGTTCATACCTTTACATGTGAGCGGATCTCAAAAACTAATTGGGATCCTAAAACTGAAACATATGTTGAAGTTAAAGAAAACTATTCTGGCCGAGGTGTACTTTTTGGCTCATACAGTCAATATGAGATTGAGACGCTTGGAGTGCTGGCTACTGATAAAAAAGCAACTGTGCTGCAAAATGAAGTATCCATGACTCCAAAAATTGACGATGAATGGCTAACAGCTTTAGGCTCATTTCGAGTTATCCATATTCAACAAGATCCAGCCAGTACAATCTGGAAATGTCAGCTTCGAAAAGTGTAGGGGCTAAAATGGTTAATCCTGATTATGTTCCTGAATGGTATATCTCGCCTTTTCAACATGTGCAGTACACGCTTGCTCGAAATCAACTACACATGGATTTGTTATTTGAAGATATGGATAAGGCCGATCAATTTTTGGATATGGGAGCGGATGCGCAAGTTAGTACTTTTTCTGATGGTGCATATGCAATCGTCCAAATTGGTGATACGGCGGATAAAGACCGAATTCAAGTTTATGGATTGCTTTTACATGAAGCTGTTCATATCTGGCAAATAGTAAAACGGAGAATGGGTGAACGAGAGCCTAGTGTGGAATTTGAAGCTTATTCAATTCAGGCAATCGCTCAAGAACTTTTCGAAATGTACGAAGCAAGCGAGGTGAGCAATGGGATGGAAGGGGAAAAAGCCGTCTAGTTTTAGTCTTGATGTGTCTAAAGCAGCAGAAGACCATGTGAAGCATATTGTTATGGATACTGTGCAATCTTTAGTTAATTTAAGTCCCGTCGATACTGGTGCATACCGTGCTTCACATATGGTTTCGGTTGGATCTGGTGACTATGGCATACGTGGACCTGAAACAAATGCTATTCAGGATGCAGCTATTCAAGCCGTGAAGTTTAAGTTGGGCAATTTAGTTTATATCCAGAACAACCAGCCTTATGCAGAGCGCTTAGAAAATGGGTGGTCTGATCAAGCACCACAAGGAATTTACAACACCACCTTTACCTTTATTTCTCAGAAGTATGGCGGCTAAAATGGCAATGACTTTAGAGCAGACAAGGCAAGCTATTATCGATCGTATGCAAGCTTTTACCGGTATTACGCAAGACAGAATCCAGTATCCAAATTTACCAGGCTTTAATGTACCTAAAGATGGTGTTTGGTGCTGCTTAACGATTGCAGGTGGTCCCAGTTTTACTTCTGGCATTGCAGATAAGCCATGTACTCGCCGTACCGGTAATATCATGATTCAATGCTTTGCACGTCCCAATTCAGGAATAATTGAAATCACAAAATTGAGTGATGCATTACTTGCCCATTTTGAATATTTCACAATCGAACACTTAGAATGTTTGAATGGTCAATCCATCTATGCGGGTAAAGATGCTGATTTCATTCAGTATAATGTGAGCATTGGGTACAAGGTGAATTGATATGTCATGTATGCTGACTTTAGAAGAAATCGAAATTAAACGGCAAGAGCTGGAAAGACATCTTGAAGATGTTATGGCTGTTGAACTGAAGAAGTGGCAAAGCGAAAATAAGCTATGTGTTTCCGATGTGAATATACGCTTGGCTAATGTTGATTGTCTCGGAGGGCCTAAACATAACGTTGTTACTGGAGTAAGTGTTGATTTAGATTACAAACCTTAAATTACTTTAATTAAATGACCGCTAAGAAGCAGTTTTTTACGTCTTTCTACTACCACCTCATCGGTGGTTTTTTTATGTCTATAGGAATCACTTATGAGCAATTTTGTTTTTAAGCGTGGTGACACATTCAACTTGAACTTGCAGCTGGTTGATATGGATGAAACCCTGCAGTATCCACCGGATGATGTTCGCCGTGCAATTGATCTAACCGGTTACACCTTTACTTCACAGATTAAAGCTTTGGCTGATGGAGCAGCTGTAGCTACCTTGACTTGTGCTGCATTAAATCAAAGTACACAGAAGGGATGGCTGAATATTAAATCTAGTGCAAGCACTGCAACTTGGCCTTTAGGGCTGTGTCAGATGGATATTAAAGCTGTAGTTAGTGGTACTACGCAGCACACTGAAACTTTGACTTTCCAAGTGATTGACGGGGTAACAGCATAATGGCAAATCTTGTTTTTAAATTTAGTTGGGATCACCGGCCATTCCCGTATAACTCGGCTCAGGGAAAACGGCAATTCATGCTGCCATTCGCTTCAGGCATTCCTAATCTGGCACCAAACTTTTCGCAGGTCCAAGGTACTGCTGCAGTCTCTCAAGGTGGTACTGGGGCGACAACTGCACTAGATGCTCGAACTAACTTAGGGCTTGGTAGTGCCGCGACTAGAAATGTTGGTACTACAGCTGGTAATTTGATAGAAGTTGGCGGTTTTGGAATTGGTGGAGTAGGCCAAACTTTTGAAAGAAAAATGATTACGGGAGTAAACCTAGATTCTGTCGTTAGCTATGTATTGTTATTTCCTTATTCTGTCAGCAGCTCACCCAATCGAAACATGTTTGGTGAGCTAGTGTTTTCGAGGGGTGATTCAGGCTCAGCAAATCAACATTCGAGAACTTTAGTATCAATTCAGCAAGCATATGATCGTGTTACAGCTCGGTTTATTAGTATTGGTGTAACAACTCATATTTCAGGTATGGCTGTAGTTAAATATCAAAATGTAGACTATGTTGCCATTCGAAGAACAGCAAGTTCTTCAACATCGGCATTTAGATATTTTTCCGGTATTTCCAATATTACATCTGATAATTATTTAGTTACTGTTCATACAGATGACGTTGTTATTGTCAGTGAGATACCTGTTGTAATTGAGCAGCTAAGAACATCTGCGAATACTTCTGTGGATTCCAACGGTTTCATAAAAGCAGCATCACCAGTAGTTAAGCTATTTAACGACCATATCGAGCTCAATAATGATGCAAAAAAACAGCCGATTGAATTTAAGAGAATTGATGTTGGTGATTATTTACTAGAAGGTTCTTTAGGCTTTGCTCAGGAAGGCTGGTATATCGAAGTACCGAAAGATGCAAACGGCAACACAATCGTCGCAGTAGTGTATGACACCCTAGAAAATGGTGACATCTCAATTAAAACTTACAAGCGTAAGTTTGATTTTGAACTTGCTGCTGTTGTGGCAGATCACGAGAACCCAATGGACATTCCAGAAGGCCGCTGGATTGATATCCGTCTGCATGAAGAACCTGAACCAGAACCTGAGGTTGAAGAAACTTTGAGTGAAACACCAGTGGATTTCCAGCCTACTAACTTATCTCAGGCAGTTGCTGCAGCCATGAATGGCGTGGAACCGCCAGAAATCTCAGACACAGACGAAACACTTTAATAACCCGCTTAAAAAGCGGGTTTTTTATTGCCTAAATTTTGGAGAACCATAAATGAGTTCAGGCGCAAAAATTCGATTATATGCTTGTGAAGAAGCAGTTTTAGGAACAACTCCAGCAAACCCGATCTGGTACACAGTTCGCCGTGTAAGTGATGGTTTATCTGAAAATGTTTCTACTGAAGAAAGCAGTGAAGTGGTTGATTCACGTTTTCGACAAGGTGGGGTAGTTACTGAAGCAGAAGTAGCAGGTCAGTTAGAGTTTGAATTATCACTTGGAACATTTGATCTATTCCTAAGTGCTTTAGCCTTCAATAATTGGGCGGGTAACGCTTTAAGTTTTGGTGGTACGGTACGTAAGTCATTAACGTTAGTTAAAGTTTTCGAAGATGTTGGCCAAGTCTTTATTTATCGTGGAGTACAGGTTAATTCTGGTGAAATTACTATCCAGACCACTGGAAAAATTACTGGTAACTTTGGTCTTGTAGGTAGCTCGTTTACTCGTCAGCAAACTAACCCTGTAGTGAATCCGGTTGCAGCTTCGACTCGTCCGCTTGTCAGTATGCCGAACGTGGAAAACTTGCTTGTAAACGGCCAGTCAATTCAAGGCAAAGCATGTCTACAGTCTTTGACCATTTCTATTAACAATAACCTTGAAGCAATCCGTTGTATCGGATCTGGTAAATACACTCCAGAGTTTTATTTAGAGAAGATGATGGATATCGAAGCGAATGCTTCATTCATGTTCTCGGCCACAGCTGCTGGTTGGATTGATGCAATCAAAACCCGTGATGTGTTTACACTGACCTTCGACATCAGAGACAGCAAAGGAAGTAAATATTCGTTCAACTTCCCGCAATTGGAAGTCATGGAAGCCAATCACCCGGATGGTGGTGGTGATGACATCATTACTGTAGATATCAACTTTGCCCAAGTTCGTACAGCGCCAACAATTGTACGCGCTCTTGTGTAATCAACTTATTCAGTAACAAAGCCTATGGAATCCCATGGGCTTTTTTATTTCTCAAAATTAGAGGTTGTTATGGCTTTAAAAGTCGGAATTATTAAAAGCTCAGACGTATCAAAATGGTGTGAATACAAGGGTGCTGATGGCGATGTACAGGCTGAGTTCAAAGTCCGTGGTATCGCTTATAAGCCTTTTCAGGTAGCTATTGAACGGGCAGGAAACCAGATCTCGTCTAAAGGCTATGATGTGATGGTCAAAGATGAAGATGCCAAGCTTTACCATGAATTGTTAATGGATGCATGCGCCGCCCACTTAATCGAAGACTGGAAAGGTGTGGTATTTGCCGAAATCGTAGACGATAAAACGGTTGAATCTGAAAAGCCCTATACACCTGAGAATGCCTCAAAGCTTCTTAATCTTGGTGATATTGGTATTTCAATCTGGCTATTCATTAAAGAACAGGCCCAGAAGATTCAGGAAGACGCAGACAAGGACAAGGCTTTAATTCTGGGAAAGTCATGGAGCTCTACAAATACCAAAAAACGTATGCGTCGAAAACGCCGCACGAAATCGAGCAAATCAAGTTCTTAGGCGGCCGTATTCCGGATCCGCCAGAATATTCGTATGCGGCTGATTCAATTCTTTCGGCATTTAGCACTATATGTCGATCCAGACGTTATGAGCAAAGCATACCGTTATCTTTAGATCAGCAGGCTATCAATGTCTATGCTGAGCATAATGATTTGCCAGTGGCTGCTCATATTTTTAATGACTGTATTTTTGCGTTGGATAATTTGTTTTTGGAGGAGTGCCATAAGAAGATATCAACCAAAAGCAAAGGTAAGTGACCAAATTAGGTATTGCCAGGGACTGAAAAGCCTAATTTGGTCAAAACGTCAAACAATTAAGCAGTTGCTCTTAAACGCGACTCAAAATAACGCAGTCGATGTTACAAAATACTTGATCTGGATTGACAGAAAATTACCTTTAAGGTGTTGCGCGTGATTATCAAATGATGAATAATCACCTTACCGTCAATATTTGACGGTTCAGCATTCTTTTACTCTTTCCAAGAACCTTGGTGTTTGCTTGTATGTGTTTAACATTAACTGAAGCTAAACAAAAACTTAGAGCATTTGCTAGAGATACTAGCAAAATCAAGTTAACTGCACATGCAAAAGAAAGAATGAAAGAACGCTGTATCTCTATGAAGCAAATTATTTGCTGTTTTGAGCATGGAGATATTACTGAGGGGCCGTACCCAAATACTCGTGGTGATTGCCAGTTAAATGTTTCTGTTCGCACTGCAGGCGAATACATAACAACAGCTGTTGCAATCAAGCAGAGCGAGAACGGTGAATTCTCAGTAGTAGTCACTACATTTAGAGAGTAGGCTAAATTATGTATCACTATGAAGAATGCGGTCTGAGCAATATTTGGCTGCGCAATGGATTTACAATTGAAAATGATGAAGACTATGGTGAACTCGTATCTATTGAATCTGTTCATGAGCTTCATAATGCCATTGGGTTGTTCTTAATTACGCAAAAGCCTGACTTGAATGGTGAGGAAATTCGTTTTTTACGTAAAGAACTAAACTTGTCACAGAAGAATCTTGCTGGGCTTTTAGGAGTCAGTGAGACTAGTATTAGACATTGGGAAGCTGATCGCGGTTTAATTGGTAAACCTACTGAGCTATTACTTCGTGCATTATATAAAGAGCATGTTCAAGGTGATGGCAAACTAAGAAGTATGATTGAGTCATTAAATCATCAGGAACGAACTTTAGTACCAAGTGAAATTAGTTTTTCATATGGAAATAACCATTCATGGCATCAAACCAATTGTGAAATAGCTTAGTTAGTTTTATTTGATAGAAACCACCTTCGGGTGGTTTTGCTTTATGTGACATTTAGTAACCAGTTTGTTAAAGTTAGTACACTTTATAACAAACGGTAAAAAACCATGAAACAAGTCATTTTAAGTCTTTTATTAGTTTTAAGCTCATTAAGTGTTGCGGAAGCAGGTAGAGGCAGACAACCGTGCTCTGGTAAGAAAGGTGGGGTAAGTCATTGCAATGGTAGTAAGTTTGTTTGTAATGATGGTTCCATCAGTGCTTCTAAAAAGATCTGCTCTAGATAGGTGATGTGATGGGATTGAATTTTAGAAAAAGTATAAAAATTGCTCCTGGAATCCGTGTCAATGTTAGTAAAAAAGGGCTATCAAGTGTTTCTGTGGGGGGGGAAAGGTGCACGTGTAAATGTAAGTAAGAAGGGTACTCGCACAACAGTAGGTATTCCAGGTACTGGCTTATCTTATTCTAAGTTCTCTAGTTATACTAAGAAAACAACACCTAGAAGAGAACCTGATTTTAATAATCCAGATAATGTATGGGGTTACCCTAAATCTGAATGGATAATCTGTGGAGTTATTCTATTTATAGCTTTAATAATTTTTATTTGGATTATTAGCTGATTTTTAAATTTTGATATTTGATAGGTTTATATATGAAAAAGATTGTTTTATTAAGTTTGGTTTTTGGGATGGCCGGTTGTGCGACAACAGCTAATTTTTTTGATATTCATCCAACACCTGTTAGTAATTCAGGTTATTGGACTGGTCAATTTGATCGGTTGGTTGGGACTTTAATACTAGAAAGTGATGGGACGGGTGTAATTTGCCAAGACCACCTAGGTACAGCTAGGGTAATGTCTGTAAAATTATTAAATGATAGACTCTATTCTCAGGATGGGACTTACTGGAAAATAAGTAATTTCACTCCAACATCTCTTGAGCTTAATTATGCGCTTGGAGGAGGATATAAAATGATAAGGGACAATGGGCTTAAATTCGCTTCACCAGCATGCAAAGATAAGCTAAACACAAAGTAATAGTTGTTCGAGAGAATTAACTTGACTAAACAGAATATTAAATGTGATTGGCTGAATAGATATGATATTGGATGACTATCTGGGGCATGCCGCTAATAGCAAGAAACTCGCACAGATTGCTATTAAAGAAAGGCGTTTTGACGATGCATGGAAACATTTAAACCATCAAAAAGATTACTATTTAAAGCATGCTAGTAGGATGGGTTTTTCTAAAACAGAAACACTGGTTATAGACTCCTCACCACATGAAGATATGGCAAATGTCTTAAGACTAGAGGGCAAGCATAAGAATGCTTTAAGCAGTATATCTTACACTTATAAGGCGGCTTATACAGCTAATCGACCAATTATTACATTAGAGAAAAAATTAGAGGCTTATTACAATCGAGCCTATAAAAAACAGCCGTTTAAAAAATTTTTATCGTTACTTAAGGCTCTACCCAACAGTGACTATATTTCTGTTCGAGATTTAGTTGAAATTTACTTCCCTTTATCTCCCAATGATGATGAGGTGGCTCCAAAAGAGAGGAATTTGAGTGAACAGGAAATTAAAAAGGTAAATGATAACTTTTTGAAGCAAAGATCTACCGCTCGCAGTAAAGAGCATATAGGTATTCCACCACCACTGAGCAATAAGCCGGTTAAGGCAGTCAAACCAAGCTACCCTGAACCCAAATACCCAACGAAAGTTATTGAACCGCAAAATGATAATAATTTGATTCTTGGCTATCCAGCATCTGAATGGATAATAGGATTAATGGTGGGTGTAGCATTGTTGATCGGGTTGATTTGGTTGCTATCGTAATTAAAAAAGCACCCTAGGGTGCTTTTTTTTCATCATCATCTTGATCTAGGCTTTGTCCTAAAGCATCAAAAACAGCTTTAGCAGCTATTTGGGCTAGGCGTTTACGCTCCTCAGCATCTCCAATAACCAGATGTGAGGTATCTTTATCAAAAGAAAGGAATGGTTTTGATGCTGACTCAGACCGAAAACTGTGTTCTAAACGAGCAATAATCTCTTGATTCATCGAACGAGTATTTTTCTTAGCTTCGTCAGCGATTTTGTCTCTCAGTTCTTCTGACCAGCGTAGATTGTACTGGACTGTGAGATGACCACCATTTTTACTCATGGAAATAAACCATATACCGCAAATTTAACATAGATATTAATTCTATTATTCGGGTATTGACAATACTACCCGATTAATTCTATATTTAATCATACCCGATTGATAGGAGTATAAAATGGGAGTGTTATCGAAACCACAACGCAAGATGCAGTTTAACTTGCGAATTGAACACGAGCTTCATGAATGGTTAAAGAAAGTAGCAGAGGAAAATGAAAGACCGGTTAATTATGTAATTAATCAAGCGATTAAGAATATGCGTAAAGAAATTGAAGGTGCGAAAGCATGAAATCAATAGACAACAAAAAAGCCCGTGATCTTGGCGGACAGGGCTTGATTGAAGTCGCAATCTACAGGAAAGACAACATGTCTAATTTAACACAAAACTTTTTAAATCCAAATAATAAGCCATTAGTTATTGGTGATTTTACCATTCGCCAAGATGAAGAAGGCCGTTTTATGTTGGGTGACCTTCATAAAGCAAGTGGTGGTGAAAAGAAACACCAGCCATCTAACTTTTTAAGAACTGAGCAAATTAAAGAGTTAATAAATGAAATTGACCACTCTGCAAATTTGCAGAGTTCAGATAATGACCACTCCTCAAATATGAGGAGTGCTGTAAAAGTAGTCAATGGTGGTGACAACAGAGGAACATATGTAGTTAAGGAAATTGTTTACGCATATGCAATGTGGATTAGTCCCAAATTCCACTTGATGGTTATCCGAGCTTACGATTCACTTGTGATGGAGTGGTTGCTTAATGGAAAACAAACTATCTCACCAGAACAAGCTGGCATTCTTTATAACATTGTTCATACAAGAGCAAAAGGTAATAAAAATTTGATTGTGCAAATGTGGAGTCGTTTAAAAAACCACTTTAAATACTCAGCAAGTTACCGAGAATTACGAGCTATTCACTTTGAGGATGCTAAGCATTATTTAGAAGTTATGGATTTAAGGGCAAAGCCAGAGGAAAAGAAACCTCAAGATCCTTTATTTGATAAAGACGCCTATGAGCTGGTTCGCAAACTTACTGAAGCAGTCATCATAGAAAATGATGAAATCGTTCCAGTTCTGCTGGCTGTAAAAATGCTTGATGTGAAGAAGTTCGCGTATTACTCACACTTAGTAGTGAAAGCGAATGAAGCAGCACGAGATATTGCTAGATTGTTGGATTTCAGGAACCTACAAAATGAGCCGTTGATCGATGCAGACTGTTCGGTGATAGCCATATCTAATGGACAAAGATTTCTAGCACGACCGAACTGGTTTAACTGCCCAGCTTAGTAATTATTTTTAAACAGAACCCACTCATTTGAGTGGGTTTTTTAATACCCAAAACAAAACCCCAGTAGCGCTAACTACTGGGGTTTTTCATTCCACCCACCGACGAAAGTAAGAGGAAAGTAAATCTATATGGAGCATTTTAAACCAATAGTGGAGCTTATGAAAGTGTCTATTGAAAAGTATGGCTTATGGCAGACAATTATTGCCTTTTTAATTTTGTTTTCCATACCAATTCTAATCTGGAAATTACCTGAAATCATTGCAGCGATTAAAGCCTAAAACCGACCTATCAATGGTCGGTTTTTTATTACCGAAATTTTGGAAGCAAATATGACGGATAAATCCAAATGGTTTGTTTTTAAGAAAAATGATCAAGTTTTTGGATGTTTCAGGATTAAGCCTTTTTCTGATCCTGAATTTGGTGAGGCCTATAAAATGCTTTGTACCAAAAAAAGTATTTTTAGAATGAGTGCCATGCTATCAGCCCAAGAGTTTGCCAAAATTATCGCAACTCATCTTATACAGGATTGGGAAAATATTGAACTTTCAAAAACAGGAATAGCTGGTGAAAAAGAAACGCGTTATTCGCCAAAATCAGCTTATCAATTATTAATGTATGGAGATCTAGGGGCTGAGATAACTTCATGGATCTTGGAAAAGTCAAAAAGTATTGCCTAGTTAAGTCTCGATTTATTGCCGCCGTTTATGGCGGTTTTTTATTACCTAGAGGAAAGTCAAATGGCTCAAGAAGCTCGCTTAGTAATTGTTATTGATTCGGAACGTGCGAAACGCACTGCACAAGACTTATCAGTTGAATTGGATAGCATCACCAAAAAAGGGGATTTCGCCTCGAAATCTATGGACCGGATGTCTGTAGCAACTCGTGCACTAGCAGGGTATATGGCTGGTTTATTAACAGTAGGTTCAGCCATTTCAAAGATGGATACATATACTGGACTACAAAACCGCCTTAAGTTGGTCACTAATAATCAAGTTGAACTAAATAAAGCTACGGAAGACACTTTCCGAATTGCTCAAAAAACCTATTCAGCATGGGATTCTGTTCTACAGGTCTACCAGCGTTTTAGTGATAATGCCAAAACTTTAAACCTCACAATGGATGACACAGCACGTTTAACTGAAACAGTTTCTAAAGCTGTAGCAATTAGTGGTGCAAGTGCAGAAGCTGCTGATGCAGCTTTAGTTCAATTCGGACAAGCGTTAGCAAGCGGCACATTACGTGGTGAAGAGCTTAATTCTGTAATGGAGCAAACACCAGCTTTAGCAAAAGCTATTGCTAAAGGTATGGGTATTACTGTAGGTGAATTACGTTCAGTAGCTGCTGAAGGAAAAATCACTTCACAGGAAATCGTTAAAGCACTTAAAAATGTCCAAGATGAAGTTGATGCTCTTTTTGCTAAAACTGATATAACAATCGGGCAGTCTCTCACACTCCTAAACAATGAAATTACTAAATTTGTAGGAGAGGCTGGTAAAGGAAGTGGAGCAGCACAGGCTTTATCAGGATCGATTCAGTTACTAGCAAATAATTTGAATTTAATTGCAGACAGTGCATTTGCCATAGGTATTGGCTTAATGACAAAAGCCGTTTTAACAAAAACGGTTGCTGTACAAGCGAGTATTGCTGCGTCAACCAAACAAGTGTTTGCCACAATTGCTGAACGTAATGCAAATATTGCAGCAGCAAAAGCTGAAGTGGAATCTGCGCTTGCCGAAGCACAAAGTACGCAGGTGACACTAACGAACATCAAAGCTACTCATGCTCAGATCATGGCAGAAATAGAACTCGAAAAAGTTCGTTTAAAAGCCCAAATCACTGAACAAGGTCGCACGGCTACCATCACACGAATGGCTCAGCTAGGACGATTACAAGCTCAAGTTGCGTTAGAGGTTGCTGCTGCGGAAACAGCACAGTCTGCAGCTTCATCTAGATTATCAGCAGCCTTAACAGCGCAATCTGTTGCTACTAGCCGTTTAGCTTTAGCAAAGTCAGCGCTTATGGCGATTTTTAGCCCAATGGGTTTAGCAATTGCAGCAACAGCCGCATCTTTCTATTTACTAAGCAGCAGTTCGGATGAAGTCAAAGAGTCTCTTGCAACACAATCTGACTCGGTTAGTGATTTAACAGATAAGTACATAAAGTTAAATACTGTGCAAGCATTAACAGAGGGTGTGCGGTTACGCAAAGAGATTGAGCAGCAAAATGATGCAATTGATGATGCTAGTGGAGCTATCAAACGTTTTGCTTATATCCAAAAGGAATTATTTAAATTATCTGGCAGTGATTATGAAGATTATCAAAATGCCATTAAGTCTATTGCTACAGGTGCAAGCGATGCAGGTGATCTCTTAAAAAAGATGATTTCATCTGGTCGTTTTAGTCAGAATCAAATTGATAAACTCATTGAGTTCTCTAGTGCAGTAGCAGAATCAAAAAATAAGATTGAGCAAGGTAATACTGCTCTAAAACTCTTAAATGCTACTTCTAGACAACATGTTGAGGTAACGGCCGAATCAATTAAGCAATTAACAATTCAAACAAACTTAACAAAAGTCGCTACTCAAAATTTCACTGACATGAAAACACAAATGCTTGATTCATTACGAGCACAAGTGGAATTCATTCGGTTAAATGGTGGTAGCGAAGAACAAGTTAAATCGTTGAATAAGGTAATTCAGGCATATTCTTTAAATCAAATTTCAGCAACTGATGCTGTGAGTAAGTTCAATAGTACAGCCAAAATTCCTGCTGAAAATATCAAGGGGTTACAGGATCATGCTACTAAAACGGATCAGTCTAAAATTGCGTTGAATCAGGCTAATGCAGAGCTAAAGAAACAGAATGACTTGCGTAATGAGTATCTAAAGCAACATCAAACTGTACTTGCTGCTCAACAAGGAGAAACAAATGAATTAAACAACCAAGTCGCTGCTCAAGAAAAGTTAAATAAGTTACGAGACAACGCCAACAAAGATATTCTGAAAAATGATTTTCTTATAAAAAACACTAAGGCATTTGGTGGTGGCGAAAAGGGTCTTGATAAGGCGCGTGCGGCATCAGAGTTTTATACCGACAATAAAATTCCGATGACTAGAAGTTTAACTAGTCAGGAAGCTGCAATTTTTGAGGCTTGGTATAAGAAGCAGAAGGAAGCCAAGGACTTACAAGAAAGTATTACCGAATCTAGCAGAAAGCAAACCAAGGAAAGTGAGAAAAAACTTAAAATCACACAAGCTGAATTGGAAGTAGCCAAGCGATCTGCTGCTTTAATTGAATCGAGTGGTTTAGGTAAATATGCTGAAAGCAAAGGGATACCATCAAGTGTAATTGCAGGCTTATTGGCTCAAGAATCTCAAGGTATTCGAGAAGCTAAGAGTCATACTGGTGCAATAGGATATTTTCAAACAACCAGTGGTTATCGTAAACAGAACAATATGTCTGTTGCTGATAGTTATGACTTGGAAAAGTCGGGCAAAATTGTAATTGATAATATCGCCAAGGTTTATGAAAAAACAGGTGACTTGGCTCAGGCAATACTTTCCCATAATGCAGGTGAGGGTGGAGCAAGACAGTTTACTAAAACTGGCAAGGTTAAAGGCAGTGCAGAGCGAAATAAGGAGGTTTCGCAGTATGTAGCTAAGGTTTCAAGGTATTCCGATATCATTGCTGGTGGTGTTGGCAAAGGCGGTTTATCCGATGGTGATAGCGATAGAGCCTATGGAAAGCAAATCAAGGCACGTTTAGAGTTAGTTAAGCAAGGTCTAAACCTTCAAGAGCAATATGAGGAGGAGCAAGCGAAGCGAACCAAGGCTCGTAACGAAGAAATTAACCTTGCGCAACAAACGGGTCAAACAGCCTTAATTCCTAAAATCAAAGAGCGATATAAAGCTCAAGATGAACTCGCCAAACTTCAGCAAGATTTTGAAGTGAATGGTTATAAGTGGACTGAGAAGCAAAAGCTTGAGTACACATATGAAACCAATTCTTTGCGATTAGTTGCTGAGGGTAAACTCTCTGAAGATCAAAGAAAGGTTGCTTTAGGTGGCCTGGAATTGCAAAAACAGCAAGAGTTAGGATTACTAAAACTTGCTCAAGAGCAACGTTTGTTTCAGGCTGAGCAATTCATGCTGGGAGAAATGGAGCGTATCAAAAAACGTTATGCTCTTGAGTATGATGAAATATCAAAAATCACTGATCTTGAAGAGCGTAGAAGGAAGATGAGTGCATTTCAGGCTGATTTTATTCGTAATGGTGTGGGGAATCCAACAATTGATCAGTATGATACCTCTAGTCAGTTTCTTAAATCGACAAACTACACCAAGCCCAAGCAAACCAATATGCAAGTATTGGATGAAGATTACGCTCAAACTTATCAAAAGTTGAAAGATAATCTTGCAGCTGTTTTGGAGTCTGAAAAAGCTAGTTATCAGGAACGATTGGAGGCGGAGCGCGTATTCAAAGAAGCAAGACAGCAAATGGATAATGAGTACCACCTGAAGGCGATTGATGCAAGAAAAGCAGATCACGACAGTCAATTGCAATTATACAGTCAGATGATTTCATCTGCTTCAAGCACATGGGGAGGTTTAACTCAAATTGTTAAGGATGCGCGTGGTGAAAATTCACGCTCTTTCAAGGCAATGTTTATAGCTCAACAATCCTTTGCTATTGCTTCTGCGATTATCTCTGCTCATTTGGCAGCTACACAAGTAGCTGCTGATGCAACGATCCCATTTTTTGGGGCAAAAATTGCGGCTTCAACCGCCATGCTTGCTATGGGATATGCAAATGCTGGTTTGATTGCTGGGCAAACAATAGCTGGATTCTCAGATGGTGGTTTTACCGGATCTGGTGGGAAATATCAGCCTGCTGGTATTGTCCATAAAGGCGAGATTGTATGGTCCCAAGAAGACATTAAAAGATGGGGGGGAGTTGGTTTAGTTGAGAAAATGCGTAAGAGTGCAAACCCTGAAGCTTTTCTCAATAACAATGCCTCGGCTGATAGTGTCATGCGCCGTGCAATGATGAGTTCTAATGCCTTTATAGAAAGCCAAAAGCAAGCTGACATCTTTAATCAACCGGTTCAAGATACTCAGATTATCTATAAAGGTAATAGAGACACACCTAAGTTGGCGTCTTCGGCAAATTCTGACTTATTCCATGATGGCAAGGTCTACTTCTCATCAAATGGTTTAGTTCAGGATCGTTCAAATCTGGATGATGTTCAGGATTTTACTTTAGGACGTACTTCACGCCCTCAAGCTGAGATTATGCCTTCAATTGAGCCTGCTTCACCGACAATCAATTTCAAAATTGAAGTGATTAATCAGGTGAGTGGAGCGACAGTTGAAGCTGAACAACTGGATGAGCAAACAGTCCGGATCATTGTTACAGATGAACTGGATAAGCAGCTTCCAAGAAAGGTACCGAAACTTGTTAGTGATCAAATCGGTAATCCAAACTCAACTATTAGTCGGTCTTTGACTGAGAATACGACAGCAAGACGGAATCGTTAATTTAAAAGCTACCTTTAGAGGTAGCTTTTTTAAATAAATTAGGACAAAATTTCAAAAAATTGGTGAATATTCTTATGCTTCCTCCAGTTCCTAAAACTAAGTCATCAGAAGTAACCGATATTATTAACTCTGCTGTTCTTACTGGATCGATAAGTGAATTTCAGTATTTTAGATGCAAACGGTTGCTTAATGATATTAAAGAAACTGAGCCACTAGATTGGTTTTTATTAAGCAACAGTATTATTGAAATGTATTTTGATAATCCTATTCTTGCGCATCAATACGCTCGAGAAGTACTGAAAATTAGCAATAGTGTATCAATTTTATCGAATCTTTATTTTGTTTTTCTTAGCTCAGTAGATTTTTCTAGTGCTAATGAAAATATTGATAAAATTATAAGTTTGTGTAGTAAACAAAATTTACCCTTAGAAAGTTTTATTCCTATTGACTTCAAACCTATAACTTATTTTCTAGATGGAATTTTAAATGATGATTTAAATTATTATAAAAGATTTAAAAAGGAAGACTTTAATGAATTTATTCAGTTTTTTGAAATTAAAAATAAACTAGAAATTGATTCTAGAGTCTTGAAACATATCGGTTCAATTCTTTTTAAATGTTTTAACTCAAGGAATGTTCGGTGTCGAAAATATGAATATAGTTTTATTGATGATGAATTTTTAATATTGCTTTATGTCGATAGAAGTTTTGATGAGATTGACGCTATGAATTCAGAAATATTTAGTAAATGCTATGATGAGGGTTTAATTGATGAACTGAATAAACTTTCATATTTTATTATTCCTTATGAAGTGGGCGTGGATTGAAAAATGGCTACTACAGATACACTAAATTACTGTTATGAGCTGTTAGGTAATTCTACAAAATATGATGAATGTCACAAAAGGAATATTATAGGGCGTGCTTATTACCATGCTTTTTATGAAGTCCGACATCATTTAGAACAACGACTATTATGGCCAGTAACAAAGACAAAATGTGGAGCTCATGAAAAAGTCTATAGCAGACTTAGTGGGTACCCTGCGGGTTCAACGTCTGAAATGATTCAGAAAAGAGCTGCGGAAATCAAAAATCGAATACAAAAATTAAAGAGGTTTAGAACAACAGCTGACTATCATCTTCATCTAACGATTTCAAATCAATTAATAAACTATATTTTACATGAATCTAGTCAGATATCTGAAGAAATATCAAGACTTTAGTTGTTAAAGATACTTTTATACCGACCCATTATGAGGTCGGTTTTTTATTACCTGAAGGAAAGTTATGTACAAGTTAAAGCTAAATCCTCAGACCAGCGGCTATGGCGTAACACCAGGTGATGATGTGAAACGTCAGCAGATGGATGGCGGACGTGGTCGCTATTACATCGATGTAAAACGTAATAGTCATATTGTCGATGTGAACTGGAATTTAAGTAAAACCGATTTCAATAAAATGATGGCTTTCTGGCGGATCTATCAGAATAAGCCAGCTTCATTCTATGCGGATTTGGTCATAGACCAAGGAACACGTCAGCAATACCAATGCAATTTCATTCCGAACTCGTTCAAGACCAATGAAGTGAATGGCAACCTTTACCGGGTAAATGCACAGCTCGAAGTTGTTCAAAACCAGCCTAACCTTACGGCCGATATAGCTTTGATTAAGGATTGGGAGGTCTAATGGATAACGAATACGCCAAGTTCTTTTTCAATCGTAAAGTCGATGTTTATCAACTGGAATGTATTGAGCTTTCTCATCCTTCCTTTATGAACATATACCGAATAGTTCGTAATGATGATCGTGGGGTGTATGTACAACATAAGGAAGGATCCGGTCAGGTCTATTATGAATTTTTGCCAGCATCTATTCAAAGATCCGGAATGCTCGGTGATTTGGACCAAACTTTGACCGTTTCAATTTCTGGACTTGGTGACATTTTGCCGGATGAGTTTGAACGGGTAATAGAAGGTCAATTTCCGGATGTAAAACCAACAGTTAATTATCGGCTTTATAGTTCAGATAATTTAAATACACCGATGCATTATCTGCTTGGCTTACAACTCGCCGGTGTTTCAATGAACCATAAAGCTGTGACGTTCAAAGCTGAATCTCCACGATTAAATACCGCTAAAACTGGAGATATCTTTGCACTAGACCGCTTTACTGGTCTCAAGGGGGCTATATGAAAAGTCATGATCATTTGCTTGATAGACAATATGACGAGGAAAACTACAACTGTGTTCATTTTGCTCATGAAGCTGCATTGGATCTATATGGAATAGACCGGGCGGAAGCACTTGAATTTTTTATGAAGCCTATTAAAGAAAAGGTATTTCTACCATCAAGGTTAAAACTTTTAAATCCACTGCCCATGCCCAAGGAAGGCTGCATAGTCGCCTTTCACTCGAGATACCGAAACAAGCCCCCACATGTGGGGCTTTTTCGTTTGGGGCGTATTTTGCATTTGCAGGAATCAGGCGTTTCATGGATGCCAATTCAAGTCGTTCAAGCATTTGGATTTAATCGTGTGAGTTTCTATGATTAAGATTATTTATAAACAAGACCCTTTATCCGAAGACAAAACAATTGAACACGCCGAAACTTTGGGTCAATGGCTTACTTCAAAATATGATTATATGCCTGAACATGTCCGTATTTTCCATACAACAAGTAATATGGATCATGCCGAAATTTCATTTGCGAATGAAGTCACACCGAAGAATGCATATGAATTAAAGCAGCTCGATTTCTTGCCAGGCACTTTCATTGTAATTGAGAATCCCAAGGGTATAGACCCCATAACTCTAGCTTGGATAGCGGTTGCTTCTATAGTTATGGGTGTGGCTGTTGCATTATTAATGCCTGTGCCCTCAATTACCCAAACCAACCAGAATAACAATCAATCCTCGTCTGCAAATAACGAATTATCAAACCGTGAAAATAAAACTCGCGTAAATGGTCGTATCGCAGATATTTATGGTGCCGCTCACGATACCCCTGATCTGATTACTGTGCCTTACAAGGTATATGAAAACAATGTCGAAGTAGAGCATGTTGTTGGTTGTATTGGTCGTGGTCACTATAAAATTAACGGTGCATATGATGGTGAAACCAACATTGTTGATATTGCCGGCGCATCGGTAGAAGTCTTTCGACCAGGTGTAGATATTGTTTCAGGTGAGCCATATTTTTCGCTTGGTACCGAAATTACCACGCCGCCACTAACGGTTCAGCATCAAACTTCTGTTAATGGCCAAGTTCTCCGTCCAGCAGATACACAGTCTTTAGAAGGTACGAACTACCTTCATTTTGCATATCCAAACGAGATCCTTCGGGCATCTGCAAACAATACGGATTTAACCACTAAGTTTGTAAGTAATGACCGCGTAGAAATCACCAATGCCTCATTCACGTTTAACGGCCAGACTTATGATTTAAACGGCACTTACAGCGTTCTATCGGTAGCAGATGATCGAATGACGTTATCAAATCCGGCGGCCGTTAATGCTAACTGGTTAAAGCTTAAAGAGTTAAATAACCAACAAACTGCAGCTTTGTCACCAAAGATCAGTTCAATAGGTGAAAAATGGATTGGTCCATTCATTCTGGACAATGTTGAACGTAGCCGGGTGCTGTGTAATTTTGTGGCCACAAATGGACTTTATACCGTTTCTTCAGGTGGGAATCAGGCCGCTGTTAACGTCACGATTGAAGTTGAAGTAACACCGGTAAATGAATCTGGTGCAGCGATTGGTAATCCGATGCTGAAGCAGATCATTTTGAAAGGTTCGGCAAAGTCGCGTCAAACCGTTGGCGCAACGCTGGATATGGTGACATTTCAAGGTCGCTGTAGTGTCCGTGCACGTCGTTTAACACCAACACCGGCGGTTACAACGGTAGTAGATGAAGTAAAGTGGCAGGCGCTTTATGGTGCTTATCCTTTGCAAAGCACAGTGTATGAACATGAAACGGTTTTTCGTGCGCGCACTTATGCAACCACTGGAGCTTTATCTGTTAAGTCCCGCAAGATCAATTTTGATCTTCAGCGGATGTTACCGACTTTTAAAAACGGCGCAATGACGACAGAGCTATTTCCAACATCAAGCTTTGCTGATGCATTGGTTTCAATGGCACTGGATGACAAGATAGGCCGCCGTACGATCGACGAAATAGATCTGGAAAATATCTATCGGACTTATAACGATGTAGTTGATTATTTTGGTACACCACTTGCGGCTGAGTTCTGTACTACGATTGATGATACAAACCTGTCTTTTGAAGAGCTGGTCACCAATCTTTGTGATGCCGTGTTTTGTACTGCATATCGTCAAAATAATAAGCTCAAGCTTTATTTTGAACGTCCAACTGATAACTCGGTAATGCTATTTAACTTCAGGAATATTATTCCTGATAGTTACAAGCATGATCTTACCTTTGGCGTGATGGATGACTACGATGGACTGATCTATGAATACACGGATCCGGCCGACGATAGTCGTATCAATATCTATCTACCGGATAAAGGGGCCAAGAACCCCAAAGAGGTGAAATCTGTAGGTGTGCGTAACAAGTGGCAAGCTCATTTTAATGCGTACCGGCTTTGGAACAAGCTTCGCTTCCAGCGCAAATCCATTACCTTTGATGCGGCACCTGAGTCAGAATTACTGGTTTTACGTGACCGGATCGCTGTAGCTGATTATCGCAATGGTATTCATCAAAGCGGTGAGGTGGTACAGCAAGAAGGTTTAATTCTCACCCTAAGCCATGATGTCGATTTCATTGCAGGCAAGAGTTATGTGATTTATTTGCAAATGGGGGATGGTACCGTGGACCTGATTCCCGTTACGCCGGGTTCAGCCAAGAACAAAGTAGTTTTAGGGCGTTTACCGAACGGGGCCTTAAAGCTTAGTCCCGATGACTTTGTGAATACTATCTACACCGTAGTTAATGACGATACCAAAGGCTCACTGCCTTATCTGGTTGCAAAAAGAGAACCGGCTGACCAGTTCTCTAATACCATTACTGCAATTAATTACGATGAACGTTATTACCTCAATGACAAGGACTTTATTGATGTGCCGGTTGATGATTCACCGATTTACATTCGATATGACCAGCTGGATATTAATCTGGCACGTTTATATCAGATGCAAAGAGGGGATTTGCCAACGACTGGAGAAATCAGTTTTGTAGTTGAAGCAGGTGCACTAGTTTCAAGTTCAAGTTCTTATCGACCGGAAACCAGATTTGTCTATAAATTCGACTATAACTCTAGTCCTGCAAAACGAGAGTATATCGTTCCAGCTGCATCAGAATTACCTGCTATTGATACTGGTGAGTTCCCACCTGATCTCGTGGTAAATTTGACTATTAAAGGTGCTGTTGTTGGACGTGGTGGAGATGGCGGGTTGCCACATTTGGCATTTGGTGCATGGTCTACCGATCCGGATTATAACTTTACTAAAACCCGCCGTGACGGTTTTCAGGGAGCACCCGGTTTATTAAACCGGCACAGTAAACTAAACCTGATTATTGATGGTGGAACTCTGGCTCGAGGCGGCTCAGGTGGTGGAGCAACACCAAGCGGTATTTATACAGGATTATCGTATGGAGTTCAGGGTATTCCCGGTGGAGCTGGAGCACCTTTTGGTCGGGTTATGACCGGACAACCTATTACTAACGATTCACAAGACTGGCGTTGGTACTTAAATGGTGACTTTATGGTTGTCAAAGTAACCGATGCCGAAGCTTCGGTACCCGGTAAAGGTTACCGAACCCAAAATGATCGATATGGATCTCCATTGTCTGGTGATGGTGGAGGTTGGGGCCAGCGCGGTACCAAGTCCACCAATGATGGAACATGGAACTGGCAATACCATGGCACAACTGAAGGCCAGCCGGGGCCGGGTGGACCTGCAATTGTTGGGGTGGCACCACTTACAACTCAATTGATCAATGGAGGGAAAATTCTACAAACACTTTAAATCTTAAAAGAACTTTGAGCACCCAATTCGGGTGCTTTTTTATTGCCTAAATTTTCTGGAGATATAAATGGAACCAGTTTCAACAAGCGGTTTAACAGCAATTTTAAAATTTTATGGTGCAGCAATTATGGTGACGTTAGCGGTTGCTTTAGTTGCAGCAGTTGTATTGATGACACGTATGCCACGATCACCTCAAGAATGGGCTGTAGGACTTATTTGTACGGTTGTATCAAGTTTGGCTGGCGGCTCATTCATTATTGTGAAGTGGGGGCTTCATGAATGGGTTACTGATGTATGGGGAATGATTGCACTTGGTGGGTTCTTCTTTGTTTGTGGTTTACCTGGTTGGGCTTTAGTCCGTTGGATCTTTAATTTCATAGATAAACAGGAAGGGAAAACGATTGTTGAAGTGATTAAAGAGTTTAAGAAAGCCAGAAAAGACATTGAAAACAGCTAATGCCGCCTTCGGGCGGTCTTGTTTAGAAGTACACGTATAAGAGAGAAATTACCTGTTGACACTGCAAGCCGCTGACTACTACGAAAACCTATTGACGACCAATATTATGAAACGACCACCTTCGGGTGGCTTTTTTACGTCTAAAGGAAAGTGAAATGAACATCGAACAATATCTTGATGAGTTGATCAAACGAGAAGGCGGGTACGTAAATAACCCAGCAGACCGTGGTGGTGCAACTAAGTATGGAATTACTGAAGCAGTTGCTCGAGCAAATGGATTCAAAGGTAATATGCGAGATTTACCTCTGGATGTGGCCAAAGCAATTTACCGCAAAAACTATTGGACAGCTCCGCGATTTGACCAAGTAAATACAATCAGCTCAGCAGTGGCCGAAGAGCTTCTAGACACTGGTGTGAATTGCGGTACCGGCTTTGCAAAACCTCTTTTACAACGAGCTTTGAATCTCCTAAATAACAATGGTAAAGCAGGGTGGCCAGATTTATCAGTAGATGGGATATATGGTCCGGCAACTCTTAATGCACTCAAAACTTATTTGGTCAAACGCGGGAAAGAAGGAGAAAAAGTTTTAGTTCGAGTTCTGAATATTATGCAAGGTCAGCGTTACATTGAAATCTGTGAGCGCAATCCAAGCCAAGAACAATTTTTCTATGGCTGGATTGCTAATCGAGTATCAATGTGAAGTACCTAATTTTACTGTGCATTCTACTCAAGACTGCACAGTTACTTCGACGTATAGTGAGGTAGTTGTAAAAGTTTATAGGTAAGTTATAGGATTGATTGGTAATAATCTTTAAATTTTAGGGGGGGGATTGTTCAGATGTAGTGTATTCTGTAAAATAAAACTTAATTATATTTTGCTTTCAATACAATGAACGATCAAGTTTTCCAATTACAAATTGTTATAAATGGAGGTTTAACCCCCATTCAATCTAAGCCAGAAACACTTGATAAATTAGTAAAAGAATTTGCTATAAATCATTTGTTGTTTCCAAAAGAAATAACTGAACAATTAATTGAGATTAATTCTCAGGATGGTTCTCAAACAAAAAAGATAACTAAATTTATTGATTTGGTTAGTAGCAATCAAAAATGTACCTACCAAATTAGAAATGATTCACTTGTATTTTTAAATTCCTTTGAGAAAATAGAGGAATTAGAAAGTATATTTGAAAAGTTTTTTAAATCGTTTTCGGATCTGACCCCATATATAAACTATAAACAATCAAAAAGATTGGGGCTAGTTCTTATTAGGGAGGATTATAATGAGGTTACATTACGCGAGTATTGTACTTCAGAAGAATTAGATCGAAATGTTATTGAGAATAGATCGAGAAAAGTTACTCGTTTTGCTATGGCGGAACTAAATGAAATGGTAAATTTATCTGTTTCAAAAGATTATGTAACTCATGAATCAGGAGTTTCTCGAAATACTCTAGCAAGTGTTTATGATGTTAATACGTTATCTACTAAGGATGTTTTTAGATTTACAAGTAAGGATGTAGTAAAGTTTATAAATGCTTCAAAGAAATTTATTTTAGAATCAATGTAAGATTTTTTATATGAACTATTCAAATAATTTATCTAATAATACTATGTATGAAAGTGGTAATCATAAAAAGATAATCACTAAGTACGAGATTGAAACAATAAAAACGGTTTGGCAAACCGATAAGATACAGTCTTTTTTAAAAGATTACTTAAATACAGACGTAGTTAGTATTACTGACCCCACTGTTATAGAACAAAAGATAGGGGAAGAGAGCTTAAAGCAAATTAAAAGAGAATTTGATATTTTTAAGAATAAATTTGATAATTTTCTGAGATATGAAGATGTGCCAGTCGATTATGTTTCACCTATTGAAAATGAATTAATCAACTTTTATAAACATAGTAAAGTTGAAGTTCAAGAACAAATTAGCCAATGGATTATTGATTCTTTTGATAACACAAAGGTTCTTCTTAATATTTTAAAAATTTTAGGTAATATTGCTCCTGATTTTATTGATCATCAATTTTTAACTAATTTTCTTATCGTTCTTAATCATAAAGATACTGAAATCAAAGAATATGCATTAAGAATTCAAGAGAAATTAATGCTTCCATCATATAATAATGTACTGAAGCACTCTAAGTTAACTCCAAAATGGATTGATGACTATAGAAAAGAATTGGTTGAATTGTATGAAGAAGATAATAAAGGTAGTTAATTTAATATGACTATTTTTGTAAGAAAGATAAGTAAAGCAAAATGGCCTTCTGAAGAGGAAATTGCAGAAAAAGCACTGGATTCAGAAATTATACCTTTTGTCAGAGCCGATGCCTTAACTACTTGTTTAAAAACTTCTCAAAATACTTTATCTGTTTGGGCAGTTGAAAATTGTACTGATGCTGAAATAGAGAAAGCTATTCTTGCTTTGATTACCAATACGAAATTAGAAAGACTTAATCGAATTCAAATTGTTTATTTTTCAAAAGAAGATGTAGATAGTTTAGGGTTGCCGATTGCAGTAACGGAAGGAGATACAATTATTGAATCTTTGTCTAAATTACATAATGATTTAGTTGATTTAAATTATGAAAAATTGGGAAAAGTATCTCAATTGATTATTTCTTCCTTACGATCTGAAAGTGTCAGAACTTATAATGAAAGAAAATTAAAAGATATGCTTTTAAAGGCTATTAATGAAGGTATAGTTGACCAAAAATTATTACATCCTTCACTACAATCTAAATTAGGTTTGCCAGTTTTAGATCAAAATGGTAATGCACTTATTAAACAGGAAAACGGCGAATTTGTAAAAGTTTAATTTTTTATTTTATAGTTAATAATTCATCCCACTTAAAAGGATTCCTGCTAAGTTTATCTCTACTCATCGACCAGTTCCGACCAGGAACAAAACATGGTCCGACACCTAATTTTTTCTTTCCAAACTTACTATGGATACCATCCATAGCCTGCAT